CTGTCAGCATGATACGAGGCATAGCGAATAGTAAAATTGGGTTTGGTGATTTGATTTTACTACTTCGCTATTTTTTTAAGCTAAAAGTGTCAACACACCCTAGCTAGAAGTGCGCTTAAAATTTTCATCATTCATGCAGTGCTCAAGGCTATCTTTTAATACCCCCACCATGCGATATATATATTCTGGCTTTTCTAGGAAAATTTGTCCGTTATTTTGAACTTCTAAACCCGCTCGCTCTAGTTCGCTTCTACGTAAATCATCAATAGGAACAATAAATTGAATAGTATGCCGTTTTCGATTTACATCGTAACGAAACAACCATCTATTTGTCTTACCCTGAAAAAGTACAGAGTAATAACTTTCAGTATCTCTACCTTCCAAAGCAACACCAGGAAGTAATTCATTCACTATTCTTAATAATTCTTGCTCATCTTTTGTTGTAATAATTTTTTCATTATCTGGATTCACAATAAAGTCTGGTTTTTCTTCTATGATTTCTTTTGCTTTAGGCTCAACTATTTTTTGCTCAACTGGTTGTGCTGTAATAACTGTAGGAGAAGATAGTCCTTTAACTACTGTGTCACTAATTGCCTGCTGCACTGCTTGCTTAACAAATGGCTGTATAGACTCAAGAAATTTAGTATTTAGTTGTCGTTGAATACTTGCCTGTTGAGCAACATATCGAACAAAATCAATATCCACCTCATTAATGCTCTTTTTAATTACGGCTTTGAATTGCTGAATATATTGATTCTCTTCAGCAAAAAATCTTAATTTCTCTGCATGGAAGTTATCATGTTTAAATTCTGCCAGTTGGGTTAAATCTTCGGGATTGGCTTTGGTGAAGTCAATTGTTAGAAATGGCTTTTCATCCATTACATTTGTATTTATTAAATCTGTAAAAAAACGCCATTCTCTACCATTTGTAATCGCTCCAATGGTTACACCGAGACTGCTATTAAAATACCTTGATAACTGAGGAGCATGATTAGTTAGGTTAGCAACAAATGGCTTAGCCTCGATAAACATCACAGGTTGTCCATTGCAATACAATGCATAATCGACACGCTCTGTTGCTTTAACACCAGGAAAGTCTGCGGCAAATTCAGCCAATACTTTTGTTGGATCGTATGGATTGAATCCTAATATATCAAGTAATGGTAAAATTAATGCTTGTTTAGTTGTTTCCTCTGTAGTGCAGTGCTCACCAACTTTTTTTACATGTTCAATATGACTTTTAAGTCTTTGAATAAAATTTTCCATAAATACCCCATTTAATTATTATTTAGTTTTCAAGATTTTAGTTATTAAAATCTTGCTTACTGGAAAATAAGTTTTTATATTCCTTACCAGTTTTCCATTGATTGCCAAGACCATGCCCAACCTATTACTTCAAATTGCTGGTCAATAATATCTTGTGCAGTTAGTCGTTCTTCTGGATACTCTGCAGCATTATCACTGACGATTCGCACACCGCCCAAAGGTAACTGATAAAGCCTTTTAAATTTAAACAATCCGCCATGACAGACTGCAAATACTTTTCCATCTTTTATTGTTTTCCTATCTATATCTACATATACAATATCCCGATCCTTTATTGTTGGAAACATTGAGTCTCCTGTGGCCGACATTGCTACACAATTATTACTATTAATATTTCGCTCCCTTAGCGGTGTACTACTTACCGTTATTCGCTTAGCTTCCTTTTCAAGCGCCTCAACAAATGACCCATCACCACATGAAAAAGCAACATCCTCGAAAAACTTAATTTCTACTTGATCATCAAGCGGAATAGAGTTCTTTAAGAACTCTTCTTCATTTTTTGTTTTGCTAGTTACTTCTTCTTTACCAGTTAAAAGGTATTTTGAAGAGGTGCCCAATGCCGCAGCAATAGAATCCATCTTTTCTGCAGAAGTACCTTTCTTATCATTTTCAAGATCAGAAATAGTTGATTGTCCCACCTTAGCAAGCTTGGCTAATTCCGGTTGGGAAAGGTTAAGCGATCGGCGCAAGGTACGAATACGGTTACCTATCGACATTTTTAATATCCTTTTTATCAATATCGCTATTGTGATACAAAAAAGTATCGCTTTGGCGGTTGATTAAATATCGCAATAAAGATAAATTATCACTATAGCAATTATCGGAGCTAACAAGATGACTGATTGGAGTCAATTAATTAACGATTTGCTTGATAAGCAACAGGGAGCAATGACCCAACAGCAAATTGCTGAAAGTGTTTCATGCTCTCAGAACTATATTTCCGATTTAAAAACCGGAAAAAAAGGAAAGCGAATTTCTTATTCAATTGCTGAAGGTCTGAAGCGTCTACACGAGCAAAAGATTAAACCTGCTGCTTAATATTTTTCCTTAAATATCGCCACAAGTAAACGTGAATAAACAGAAGGATTCACAGATGGAATTTAGCAAAGAAGCACAAGCTGCATTGCACAAAATGATTCACCATACCAAGGGTGTGGATGCGAAACAGATCGCAGAGGTTTTATGTGATTCGCACAAGACGGTTTGCAACTATGGCAACTTAAATATGGACTATTTGCCAAGTCTTAAAAAGTTTGAAGCCATGCTTCTTCTTACGCGCAATCCAGCAGTGCTTCAGGTTTGGGCGCATAAGTTGAATTTTGTTCTTGTACCGATTGATTGTGATGCTGATAAACATCACGAGTTATCAATATTTGAAGCGATGATGCAGCACAACATCTGCAATGGCCAGGTAAATCAGAAGGTTTATGAGGCGTATGAGGATGGAGTGGTTACGCCGGCAGAATATGAAGAAATTCACGAAATTGCTCAAAGAATGCTTGAGTTTATTACAGCAGTGGATCAGGCAGCTTACAAGCAAATGCAGAAATATACCTCTACAGCACAAAATGAAAAAGCCTGACGTGCGAAATCAGGCTTTTTCAGTATTCATCGACATTAGGAAATCTAAATGAACCATTTAAATTTATCAGAACAAGTGTTTGAAAGCAAATGTGAATGCTGTGATGAACAGCAGGATTTCGTTGTAGGTGATGTAGTCGTTTCCCTTTGTGATGGCATCACATCTGAACTATTTGAAGTAAGAGAGTTGGCCCACGCGATCTACCCGGAGTTTATTAAATGCCGCCCATTAAAAAACTCAACCTACTTCTGCTGGTTGGCTGTCAATGAGATTCGCCGCGCAACTACTGCTGAACTCAAAGCCAGAAAACGCCTTGAAGCTCCAGCTGCTCTTTATATCACGGAGGCCCTATGAACTCTGCAATTAATAACGCTGATGCTGATTATAGACACTTACAGCAAGTGCAGTCTTTCTATGATCCGGCTTTAAGAATTCTTGATGAGCTGTTTAAGCGTAATCAAAACAATCTACGTGTTCGAAATCAGGACGTAAACAACGCCGCTGTACGAAAAACTGATCTGGCTGAGCAGCTGGTTCGTCGTTGCCGTATTAACGACTGGATGGCCAGTGAAGTGTTGGCGAGTCTGGTAAAGTCGGAAACGGTTGAAGCATTTGGAGGCTATGTGAAGCCTAAGGCGGGTGAAGTATGACAGCAGCTCAAGTAATCCCGTTTAAACAGCCTCAGCAACCAGTTAGAGAGGCTCGAATGTCTACACAAAAGCAAGAGGGCTATACAGACCTCCCTAATTTTATTTGTGATGAAGGTTATCTAGCTGCATTAAGTGGCGAGGCTATCAAGTGCCTGATTTTCTTAAATCGCCACATCAATGGCTTTCACCTGGAGCAAAAATCCATGGGTGAGGCATTAGTGATGAAAGTTACCGGTATAAGAGATAACCGTACCATACGCAAATACATGGCTGAATTGGCTAAGTATCAACTGGTCAGTATCTATAAAGAAACTGGAAAAAGTAATGTCTACAGCCTTACTTTCGAAAACCGCTTACCTATTAAACCAGTAACACCCCATGTTAGTGGTCAGGAGCAACCGGTAACATCTCATGCCACTGGTCAAAACCCAAAACCAGTGACATGCCATGTAGCTGCATCTGATGTACCGGGTACATGCCATGCTACTGCACCAGTGACATCACATGCTACTACCACCAGTGACATGGCATGTCACCCTGTAAAAGAAATATATTTAAAAGAAAATATTAAAAATATACATACACAGGTTCCGCCTGAGAAATCAGTGGATGAGGTCTTAAATCTCTGGACTCCAGATATCAATCAGCTCAATGCATGGTTACAACGTTCAGGCGTTATGCCAATGACTGAATCATTGGTTCAAGAACTGCTTCTTGAAATCAACGCTCACTACGAAACAAAACTCAAAGCTGAGCTGATCACAGATACCCAGATGTACATGAATTTTGTGAAATGGGTAAAACGTAGCTTTCAGAGACCTCCTGTAAAAACCAGATCCTCTGAAAACCGTAACCAGAAAACTAATACAAGCCTGAACGTCAATGAAGCATGGAATCAAATACCAGCTGTTGAATACGCAGCAGTGGAACAGGTTGAAATCCCGGAGGACTTTGAATGAACGCTATGGCTATGCTCACAGGTGGACTTCAAAGCGTCCAGGAACTGTGCACTGAACACAACATTGCAAAAGTGAAAGCTGGACAAAACCAGATCTGCCCGCAGTGTGCGATTGAATTGGTAAATCAACAAAATCAGAACCGTCAGCACGAAGTAGACCAGATGGTTCGTGAAAAACATTTTGCTGGCGCTACGCTTCCAGAACGTCATGCAGGTTCACGGTTCAAGAATTATACCGTTAGACATGCAGGTCAGCAGAATGCAGTAAACAGTGCTGTCTCTTACGTTCAATCTATTTTGGGTGGCGCTAAAAATAACTTTGTGATGGTTGGCAAAACCGGTACAGGAAAAACTCATCTGGCTTGTGCCTCAGCGCGTACGCTACTCACCAGAGGCATGTATGCCCGTTATATCACCAGTGAGGAAATGGCGCAGCGTATCATGGATGCATGGGATAAAAAGAATCCGGACATCACCGAGAAATCAGTGATTCATGAATTTACCCAGTATGACCTGCTAATCCTGGATGAATACGGATTGCATGATCGGGATAAGCGCCGTGAACTGGTCCATAAAGTTTTATATGCACGTTATGACCGTATGAAGCCAACCATGCTGATTTCAAACATGACATTACATGACACAAAAGATGGCACCGGAAAAACTATACCTGGACTGATTTCAGATTTGGGAGATCGTTTATGGTCCAGATTTCAGCAGGGTAGCCTGACTGTGGTCGAATGCAATTGGGCTGATGCTCGACTAGGGGGTGCAATATGAAGCACCCATTGATCCGGTACCACGGCGGGAAATTTCGTTTAGCGCATTGGGTAATTGCTCATATGCCGAACCATAACTGTTACACAGAGACATTCGGCGGAGCAGCTGGAGTTCTTCTGCAAAAGCCACGAGCGTACGCCGAGGTTTATAACGACCTTGATGGCGATATCGTCAATCTATTTAAGGTACTTCGAAGTTCTAGCTCGAGAGAAAAACTTATTGAGCAATTAATCCTAACGCCTTACAGCCGTGAAGAATTTGAAAACTCTTGGGAGGTTGCTGAAGATTCAATAGAGCGTGCACGCCGTACAATTATTCGAGCTCAGATGGGCTTTGGTTCTGCTGGAGCCACTAAGGGTATCACAGGCTTTCGTATTGATACTAAGCGCCAGTACGGCACAGCACAATCACTGTGGGCTACATATCCAGAACATCTGAGCGTAATCGGCCAAAGGCTTAGCGGTGTTTTGATCGAGAACCGTCCGGCAATCCAAATTTTAAAAGATCACGATGCACCAACTACTTTGCATTATGTTGACCCGCCGTATGTCCACGATACCCGATACGAAGGTGCAAAAATTGGACGTGTCTATCGCCACGAAATGGGTGATGCAGAACATAAAGAATTACTTGAAACACTACTCGATCTAGAAGGAATGGTCATGCTTTCGGGTTACCCGAGTGAATTTTATGACGATACGTTGAAAGGGTGGCAGCGTGTAGAAACTAAGGCTCGTATTTCGTCCGGTCGCGGCACCGACCTTAGAACGGAATGCATATGGTTAAACCCAGCTGCTCAGTATAGAGATTTATTTGGGACTTCTGTATGACCAGCATATCAGTAGCTGAATACCACAAACTCTATGGTACCAAGACACGTAAAAAGGCCAAGCGGCAGAGCAAGGTGAAAGGGGAGAAGGTTGTAAGTGAGGGAGAGGCAAAGCTGGCCAGCGATCTTAAAGCACTCAGAATCAGTTTTGAACAGGAATATAAATTTCACCCAAAACGGCAATGGAAAGCTGATTTTCATATGACGGGAACAAAGATTTTAGTCGAGATTGAGGGCGGGATCTGGACAGGTGGCAGGCACACACGGGGCAAAGGGTTTATTCACGATATGGAAAAATACAACGCGGCCACAGTGCTGGGTTATCAGGTATTACGGTTTAGTACAGAGCAAGTGAAAAGTGGTTTGGCGGTTCGGCAGATTGAAAGGTTATTAGGGGGCTTTAAGTGATGAATGCAGCAGTAACAATTATGCAAACAACGGATTGGACACGTTTTAGTACTGAGGACTGGTTCCGTCAATTTGGTGCCTGGATGAATGGCAATACTGAAGTCAAGCGTCTGGTCTACAAATCATTGCCCACGCGTAAGTTGAACCAGAAACAACGTGAGCAGCTCATTGCAAAATATATGAATGATGAAAGTTTTAGAGAACCAGTTGTACGCCGTGGAGTGACCTGTCAAATAACCGACAATGAGGCAAGAGCATTTCAACGGATTATTTTAGATATACGGCAGATTGAGAGTGAACCGTTACAAGAGTGGATGGGGGTGATATGGGAGGTTTATATTGAAAATAGAAGACTGAGGGAAGTTGCTACCTTGTTTGATACCTCTACTATCCAAATTCGCCAAGATATGAAATGTGCTTTGGCATTTATTGAAGGTCGGTATCCGAACTTGAAATCTAATTTACTTCGAAAATGAATATTTATTCAAAATACGAAAACCAAGAAGTAATAGATCGCATTACATGAACCGATTTTGAAAATGCTCGCATTTGCGGGCTTTTTTACTTTTGGAGACTTGATAAAGGTATGGTAAGTTTGAGAAAATTTTAGAAATTAAAGAAATGGTTTTCGGTTAAAATTTTACGTATTCTTTATGGGCATTTTAAAGAAAGCTACTGTTAAATATTAACTTTGTTTGAATGAGCATAATTTAAATTATAACAATAAACAAAAAATATAATGTCTATCTTTAGCCTGCTTAAAAGACCGTAAGCAGGCTTTTTTATTAATTTAGAAAACAGTTGATTGTGTACACAGGTTATGGCATATTTGTGATAACTTGGCGAATTTGTATTTAATCGCTACTAAATAAAGCTCGCATTTGCGGGCTTTTCTTATAAGTTTTTAAAATTTTAATCGACAATGACTTAAACTTTATATATCACATTTACCAATTTTTATTATTCTCTGTTAGCGGATAACGGTGGAATATAGACTGAAAAAAACTTATTAGATAAATTCCTTGTTTCTTAAGAGAAAAATAGAAAATCCTTTACACAAATCTTAAATAATTATTAAGTATTTTTTCTTTTAATTAATCCAAAATAAACCTCCATTTGAAAAGCTGCAATTTTAGAGAAAAAGAATGCCTAGAAACAATTACTTACCAGCTCTAGAACAGGTCTATGATTTCTTGCAAGAGCGTCCTGGTTTTAAGAATGAGAGTGGATTCGCGAAAGCCGTAGAGTATTTTCGAACCTTACATGAAGAGACTCCTGAAGAATTCAGAGTTCAGGTGCCTAATTTTGTTATAGGTAAATTTGGTACTAAAGAGATAATCAATTTAGGAGAAATGCCAAATTATACGGACAAGAATAAGTTCGTTAATTGGGTAAATATTCAAATTAATACCTAACGTTTGATCATTGTTAAAGCCCATCATTTGATGGGCTTTTCTATTTTTAAAAAAACTTAACATATGGGTATTACAAAAGATACTTTAAGCAATTTTAAGTGGGCTAAATTAGAAATAGGTTTTTTTTTAAAAAATAAACGAATATTTTTTATCAAGACTTGCTTCTAATCAATAAAGTCTAAGAGAGGTTCTTATGTCAGCTCGGTCAACCTATTACATCGGTGGTGTGTATAACGGCCAGGTGGTAGAGCCATCGCATTTAGGCTCGGAAGAGATCCTCAAATTTATTGAAGAGTTTACGGCGCAGGATAAAGAGACCCTGCTTTATAAAAGAGTTCAAATCAATAAGGATGGTACCATTAAATCTTTTTACTTGCTGGAAGGCGCAGAACCGGCCGATTATAAAGAATTAATCTTAAATATCTGGTTAAATGTACCAGTAGATGTGTATGGTATCTAAAATCAATGCAAATGGATTAGACATTGAAAACTATTATCAAAAATTATCAGCGCCTTGCTCAAGAAACCTATGTGAAGGTATATAGAGAATACGGGTTTAGTACTAATGGTTTAAAGGACTTAAATCTTTTACTCACCGAATTGAAATTTAAAACTAAAAGTAAAGAAATTAAGATTCCTCTTACTCGAAGCTATTTAAAAACGTTAAAACCTATAGAAAGATGGGGTATAGAAGCACGGATAGATTTCAGTGTAATACCTGATCGGGAGCTTACCCAAAGTTTTATTAATTGGTATGTAAACCTGATTGAAACTATATTTACACAAAAAGAAAAAACCTTTCCTCTAGCGGATGAAAAAGAGGAAGGCTATCAAGATATTGTGAACTACTTTAAAAGAAAGAACTCTTCAGTAAAAGCTAGATCTGATAACTTTTATAAAAAAGTGCATAAGAGAACACAACAGCTAAAAGCAGATTGATGATTCACTATTTACTAAATACCCACCGTGAAGTTCCAAAATATGAAAAAATTTATTGCTTCAGGATTTTTACTGACGGTTCTCTGTGCATGTTCAAATTATCAGTCAGATATTGATCACGTATCTGAACAAAAAACAGATAAACAAGCAGAAGATACACTCCATGAGTGTTTGCCACTTCGGGCCAAAGAGCTTGTAGGGAGAACTGATTTAAGTGATCAGGAAATCAAAAAGATGACCAATTCAGAGATACTTCGCTATGCAAGAGTAGGTGAGGCTGTTACAGAAGATTATCGACCAAACCGAATTACAGTTATTAAGGCTTCAAATACCAACAAGATCATTGACGCTTCATGTGGTTAGAAAGAAAGGGGGCGAATACTGTTTATCTGTATTGATCTTGATTAAAATGAGTTCTATTTGCATTGATTACAAATTAGCCTTTATCACTAGTATCTTTAACTAATTGTTTGAACTAATATTGCGCTTAAATTCCGGGGATATATCTTCTTTGAGTCTTAAATCATTCTTTGGTTTAACTCAATTGCGTTACCTATTGCATTGTCAACAAAGCTGACTTGGATAAGTGAAAATTTTATCTTTAGGGACCTTACATCACAAACTAAACACCTTGCAGCTATAAGTAATTACTTACAAAAATTTTAAAATGTTTTTTTACGGTTTTTACGTGGTTACTATTTAGTTAGGTCAGGAGGTTAATGTGGAAGATGTAAGACTGTTGTATGTAAGTAAGCTAAAAGATTGTGCCAACCCTATGAATGAGCTGTTCAACATTCTTACTGAAGCATTAAACTTTAATACGCCTCATAAGATTTATGGTGCTCTCTATTACGGCAATGGCTACTTTGTCCAATGCCTTGAAGGGGAGAGGGAAAAAGTTGAACATCTTTATTTTCAGAAGATTCTTAAAGATCCACGTCATGAAGAATGTGAAGTGCTGTTCTTAGAAAATATTGATGAACGAATGTTCTCCAAATGGCATATGAAATATGCGAGCTATCATAAAGATGTTATAAATTTCTTTATGGATAAGCATAAAGAGAGCTTTAATCCCTATTTGTTGACTAATGAAACTATTCCTGACTTTGTAGATTTATTATCTCGACAGCCCGACAGTTTTTATACCTTAAGCCATAGTTGATTTATTCTGTTTCAATATTAAGTTAGCTTATTTAATTTTTAAAAAGTTATTCAATTAATCTTGAAGATATATAAAATAAAACCTGCCCCGCAGGTTTTATTTTATATATTGGATCAGAGAATAAGAACATGCTTGAAGAACTAGCAAATAAAAGAATATTAGTGAGTGAATACGATACATACTATTAACTCTATTATCCAAAAAAATTACTCAAGAAACTCGATATTTTGTCTATATTCAAATGACCCTTTTTACTTAAGGGTACTTTGGTAACCTACTTTAATTGTCTTTTCTCCCTGAAAGAAAGGCTCTTAAAGTTTTAATGAATTTGTATACACTTAGTTTTATACAAATCCTCATTAGCCTATCCTTAAGAGGATAGGTTTTTTTTATTCATAAGATTTTAGTTGGAGACAGATTTTTAGAAATTTGTTTATATTGTTTATTTAAAAATCTCTAATTTAATTTCAAGCTATGTTTAATAAATAAACAACATGAGATACATTAAGCACACCGTTATTGCTATTAAAACAACTACATATATTTGAATTTTAAATTATATTAATATTAATTCTATTACTTTCCTTCCGATAGAAGAGTGTGTGTAGTAGTACCCCTTAACCTGCTTTTACCTCTATGAAAGCAGGTTTTTTTAACCCTTCATTATTAGTTTATTAGCTTTAAATATCCATCTACCGAAAGCTCATATCACTCCCAGTATGAGCTTTTCTATTTAATGAGAGAGATTTTAAATATGAGTGATTCAGATATACTGAAAACATTACAGGTGTTAGAGAAAACACATGGTAATTCAAAAGAGGTTGTTTATAGCGCTCATCTCTCTGATGAATGCGTATATTTGTTTTCAGATATAGGATATGCCGGAAATAATCCTACTCCCAGGCATGAGTGGCGCATGAATAAGGCAGATCCTGATTTGGAAATAAAGTTAAAGAGTGCAGTTCAGCTTATTCTGGATGAAGCCCAAGTGGCTTAAGGATAATGGGTGAACTGAAAGTATGAAAGGAATTAACTTTATTATTGAAGATCTCATAAGCTCTAAACACCTTATGAGATCTTTTAAAATTTATTCTCATAACTACAGATCAAATCCTAGATTTTTTAAAATAACTTATGCAATCTATTTGATTAAATTAATTAAAATTACTTAGACATTTATACTATATTTATTTTGCTAGGGCTCTGATATAGCTAGGTGTTTGCCGAAAAATTAAGAAGTTTTTATCATGTCTAATTATAGAATTACTTATGAAAGATTAATCTCTAGTATCAATAATAAGCTGGAAGTAAATAAAAACACGGCTATAAGTTTTGAAGAGAAATATTCTGATATTGAGCCTGGAGTAGTAGAGAAACTGGAAATTTACTATGATGCTAAAGGGTATGAGTTTGACTGGCTAGAAGAAGATAACTTATTGGTGGTGCTTATAACACCTAAATAACTGAACAATAGTTTTAAGCCACCTACGGGTGGTTTTTTTATGGGTGTAAGTTATGGATATAGACCAATACAAAGTTCTAACCAAAAAGAAGCCATTAAAAAAGGTACCAAGAGCAAAACCATTACCTAAGGCAACTCAAAAATATCTCGAAGCTGAAGAAACCCTTTTTCAAGAACTAGAAGAACACTCAATTGGGTATGAACGAAAGTTTCAGTTTAAAACCACTAAGCACTGGCGATTTGATTTTCATATTGTAAAGCTGCGACTGCTAATTGAGATTGAAGGCGGTCCTTGGTCTGGTGGACGCAGGGGTAAGCTGGCCAATAAAGCATGGAGCATGGATCGTTATGACCATGCAGAAGAACTGGGTTATACGTTCGAACGTTTTCATCCTGATTCAATACTTTCAGGCTATGTCATTAACTGGATTAAAAAAGAACTGGAGCGAATGAATGATAGAACAGTTCAGACCATTCCCACCGCCGGATCTGATTGATCAGGCAGAGGAAGAGGAAGCAATCCGGCTGGCACCCGCCGTTGAATTAAAAGAATGGGTGCTTAAAAACTTTTTAACCTTGGGTGGCCAGCTGCACAATCCGGACCATGATCATATCGCTGAGCTGCTTCATGATGATGAAACCTTCCTGGCATTTGCTTGGGCTTCATCTGCGGCAGTAGCGAAAAAACGTGTGGTACTGGGCCAATGTGAAAAGGTGATGTTTAACCAAGGTGGTTGGAAGAAGGCTAGGCAAGAACAGCAGATGCGGGACTGGTTTGGCTATGTACCTGTTTATCTCATTACAGTAGATGCAAGCTTTTGCGAAAACTCTAATGATCGTGAGTTCTGCCGTTTGATTGAGCATGAACTTTATCATATTGGTGTTGAACGTGATGAGGACGGCGAAATCATTTATAGCGATATGACCGGCTTACCAAAGCATTATCTTGCTGGCCATGATGTAGAAGTGTTTTTTGGTGAAACCGAACGCTGGGGAGCTGATGAGTCAGTTAAGCGTTTACTGGAAATTGCGAAGAATGCGCCGTTTGTTTCTGAAACTAATATTGCTGCGTGTTGTGGAAACTGTGTGATTGGTTAGAGCTGAAAGGCTCATTTTTTTTGCCTGTCTTGTTGGACGTAGCATGACAAAGGGGTATTTATGGCGGCACTTAAAGAGCCTGTAAAAATCTTTATAGTTCAGTCTCTTGCTTGCTTTGAAACACCTCAACAGGTGGCTGATGCTGTCCAACAAAGATTTGGTATAGAGATTGACCGTAGACAATGTGAGGGTTATGACCCCACAAAGTTTTCAGGCAGAAACCTAAGCAAGAAACTGACAGAACTATTTGAGCGTACCCGCAAGGATTTTCGAGAAAATATCGAAGATATAGCGATTGCTAACAAGGCTTTTCGTTTGCGTGAGCTTCAAAAGATGTATGAAGATTCAGGTCGAAATAAGCGCGTAAAGCAGAACCTGTTAAAGCAAGCATTTCAAGAAACAGATGGCCGTATCACAAAGACAGATATAACTACAAACGGTGAATCTCTTAATGCGGCGAAACCTACGGTAATTGAACTGGTGGCTCCTAATGTCAAAGGTACAGATTGAATTACCACCTAAACTCATCCCGCTATTTAGCACCAGCAATATCCGTTACAGGTCTTCATGGGGTGGCCGTGGTTCAGGTAAGACCAGAAGCTTTGCACTGATGACAGCGATCAAGGGTTATATATATGCCGAGGCTGGTGTGAGCGGGTTGATCTTAGGTGCGCGTGAGTTTATGAACTCATTAGCTGATTCATCTATGGAAGAAATAAAACAGGCGATTCGCTCAGTTCCTTTTTTAAAAAGCTATTACGAGATGGGTGAGAACTTCATTCGTACTAAAAATAAAAGAGTGAGCTATGGATTCGCTGGTCTACGCCACAACCTGGACAGCATCAAGTCTAAAGCGCGTATTCTGCTGTGCTGGGTAGATGAGGCTGAAACCGTTTCTGAGATGGCATGGCGCAAGTTACTACCTACAGTGCGTGAAGATAACTCTGAGGTGTGGATTACCTGGAACCCTGAACGACGTGATAGTGCAACCAGTACACGTTTCAGACATGAAGAAATTTATGATGACCTGACCGGTGAACTGATCGGTCTCGGTGTAGAGATGAACTATACCGATAACCCATGGTTTCCTGAGGTCCTTGAAATCGAGCGCCGCCGTGATCAGGCCACTCTGGATGATTCGACCTATCGCTGGATCTGGGAGGGAGAGTATCTGGAATTATCTGAAGCACAGATCTTTCGAAACAAGTTTGAAATTCAGGAATTTGAGCCTGATCCCTATAGCTGGGATGGACCATATCAGGGTCTGGATTTTGGCTTTGCTCATGATCCGCTGGCCGCGACACGTTCATGGATTCATGACGATTGCCTCTGGATTGAGTATGAGGCAGGCGCTGTAGGGCTAGAACTGGATGATACGGTAGAGTTCTTGTCAAAACTCATCCCTGATCTTGAAGATTATGCAATCTATGCCGATAACGCACGACCCGAGTCTATTAGCCATCTAAAACGAAACGGATTAAGCCGTATCAAGGCATGTGAAAAAGGAAAGGGTTCAGTCGAGGATGGTATTGCCTTTATCCAGTCATTCAAGCGGGTCTATATTCACCCTCGGTGTAAGGAAACCCTAAATGAGTTTAGAAACTACTCTTATAAAAAAGACCGGTTAACGGATGAGGTGTTACCAATCATCATTGATGCCTATAACCACTACATCGATTCAATCCGTTATGCCCTGGAGAAAATATCCAAGGGCAGGCGTAAAGCTAAACCTGCTACAGCAGGAAGCCGAACATTCTCGTAAGGAAAACCTATGGCAAAGTCTAAAAAAGGCAAAGCAGCTAAAAAGGCTTTGTCTTATGGCAACTTATATACACAAGAAGCAGTTACGCAATTTCTCTCTAACTTTGGCCGACAGCCAGATACGGATGAGGTTTTACGTAAAGCGGGTATAGCCCGGCATAGACTGAAAATTATGCTGGATGATGACGAAATTGCCCAAGCAATAGAGACGCGTATTGATGCATTGCTTGCTACACCATTTCGGATTGAACCAAGTGATACTCCTGTTGCAGCGCTACTGAATATCGAACTAAAAGAATGGTATTTTGAAATTGCATCTGCTGCACTAAACGCCTTGTTATTTGGTTACTCCGTACAGGAAGCCGTATATGAGCTTAAGCCTGAAGGGTATGTGGGACTGCAATGGATTGGTGAAAAGCCCATGCAATGGTTTGAACCAAAAAATGATGGACGATTAATCTACCGGCAAGACGGTTACGGTCGAGAAGAAGAAATTGATCAAAAGATAAAGTTCTTTCTGACACGCCGTAAAGCCACTTATGAGCAACCCTACGGAAAAGCACTGTTAGCCACACTATATTGGCTTTATTTCTTTAAACAGAATGGCTTTAAATTCTGGGCCAAGTTCCTGGAGCGTTTTGGTACACCCATACTTCTCGGCAAGGTGGATACAACTGGCACAGAAGATATGGCTAAAGCTTTGCTCAATGCTCATGCTCAAAGTGTTCTCGCAATTGATAAGGACGATGATGTAAGTGTTCTGACTGCCGGAGCAAATGGAACAGCCGGCTCATCATTCGATATGTTTAATAGCGTTCTAATTCGGCAAATTCAAAAGGTTGTATTGGGACAGACACTCACCAGTGGTACAGATGGAACTGGCAGTCGCGCTCTTGGTCAGGTACATGAAAATGTGCGACAGGATAAACTGAAATCTGATATGCGGCTAGTGACTCCAACGATCCAGGCAGTAGTTGATGCCTTATGCATGCTCAATGGATGGGATGAACATAAGGTGAGCTTGGGTGAGGAAGCTAAACCTCTTAACAAAGAGCAGGCCGAACGGGATGTTCACCTGAAAAATGCAGGTGCAAACTTATCGGATGACTACTTTATTCGTGAGTATGGCTTGCAAGAGGGTGATTTAAAGTCTGTAACTGACTTGAACCAACCCGATCTGCAGTTTAAGGCTTTACCCCATAAAGCCTTTAGTTTTGCAGCAAATGCCAGAAAACTTTCACCTGAACAGCAGGAAGTAGAAGAGCTGACTGATGCACAGCACAATATCGAACTCTTAAGCAATGCCCAGGTAAACGAGCTCCTGCAGAAGAGTGGAACACCAGAAGAACTGGCCTTTCATCTAATGCAGCTAATGCCTGAGGCTAATCAGTCGCAGTTCACGGCGAATCTGGAACGGGCTTTATATGCAGGTGATGTGCTGGGGTATATGACAGCAAGTGAGGGGAAATGAAGCCAGTCACATTCTTAGAGGCCTTACAGTTTGCCCGGTCTCGTAAAATTGTACTGCCTGATGAGTTTTACTCTCTGGATCTCAAGACACGACAACTGGCCACCACGGTCAGTTTTTTATCGAGCATAGAACAGATCCAGACTGTGATAGCCGCTGTAAACAAGGCTATTGCAGATGGCTCGACATTTGAGGACTTTAAGAAAGTGGTCGCTAAAAATGAAATCAAGCTAAGTGAGCCTTATCTCAAGAATGTTTTTAGGAGCAATATTCAGACGGCGTATAGTCATGGACGCTGGCAACAGCAACAACGCAATAGAGACAAACGACCATACCTGATGTATTCAGCTATCGATGATAGCCGGGTCCGTCCAAGTCACCTGGCATTGAACCGGATTATTCGTCATATCGATGATCCGTTCTGGCTCATGTATTACCCGCCGTGGGGCTTCATGTGTCGCTGTACAGTGATTGCCTTAACCGAGAAGCAGGCATTGAAATATGGTATTACACCTGATGATCAGCTACCGGAAGTGGCTGAGGAAATGGGGTGGAGTACTAGTCCAATGACCTATGGCGATCTATCTGGTCTGGTAGATCAGAAGATCCTGGATTCTGACATGGATAAAGCATTTTTGCTGAAGCAGAAAGAGGTCATCAAAGCCGAGTGGACGGCAAGTAAAAAGCTGGCCAGTTTATTTGCTCCAATGGATGAGCAGAGCCGTGATCTATTTGAAACCATTGTTGAGACAGTTTTACCTTTAGATCCGGAAATACGTCCAAGTACAATTAAGACTTTCCTGGATTATGTACAAGGCAATGATTCAGCTCTTACGGCGCAGTTAAAGCAGCCCCCTGTCACTCTGGCTGAGGAAGTGCTTAAACGCTGGTTGAAGGAGGATTTAGGCAGGTTGCAGGCAGTAGCATCGAATAGTACAGCGACAGTGACCGGATCAGCTTCACTAGCCTACGCTGCATCATTGGAGGTAGGTAAGGTCATTACTCTGGATGCGCCGTTACTGCTTGCAGGTTCTGGCTCAAATATCGTGATTCAGATTGAGAATGCTAAAGGTTTAGGTATTGATCTGGATAAGCTAAATGCAGGGCAAGGCGTACTGTTTCCCTTAGGCATATCTTTTCAGGTAGTTTCAAGGGAAATAGTAAATGGTCAGATGGTTTATACACTGAAAGCCTTAACTAACTAGATTTCAGAAATTAATTTGGACCACTCCATTCGGGGTGGTTTTTTTATGGAGCATGAAAAATGCCAGATCCAAATGAAGAACGGCTGAAATATCTATTTAATACATCAGCCATTGAGGTACCTCAGGCCAAAGAGGGAGATAAGCGTACATTTAAAGGTACGGCGTATAGCGGTGGACGTGTAGATGGTCACTGGTATTGGGGCCGTACCGGGGTGGTCTTTGATCTTGAGGGTATCGAAATTGATTCACCTACTGCATTACTGGAAGAGCACTTCGGCTCTAATCGTATAGGCGTAGTTAAAAAAGTCGATACCAATGGAAAGATCGATGTAGAAGGACACTTCCTGACTAATGAACGGGCCAAGGAAATTGTTCAGGACTCTGATGACGAGTTTCCGTTTCAAATGTCTATGTTCATTGATCCAGGCTCAGTTGAAGAGGTAAATACAGGCCAGACTGTTGTGGTTAATGGTCAATCATTTACCGGACCTATCGCCGTTTTTCGTAACAACCGTATTCGTGAATTCACGATCTGCTCTACCGGTGCTGATCGGAACACATCAATCAAAGCCTTCTCAGGCAAACCTAACTCCAATCAACCACCAGAAGAGGACACAGACGTGACCGAATTAGAAAAAGCACAGGCTGCTCAAAAGCAGGCTGAAACTGAGCGCGATAATGCACTAGCTGAACTCAAGCAATTCAAAGCACAAAAGCGTTCTGATGAAATTGCAGCTTTAGAAACTGAGCTGAAAACACAGTTCAGTGCTGAAGACAAAACGGCTTATACCAATATGGATGATTCGGTTTTCACCTTCACGGCTAAACAGCTTCGCCAATTCTCGGCAGGCAATCAACAACCACCAGCTGGACAACAGCAACAACAAACACCAGGTGTAAATCCAGCATTTGCTCACTTGTTTAGCCATCAAGCTAATCCTGGGCAAGGTGGACAGGCTCCACAAGGTTCAGCACTGGACCAGGCATTTAACCAGTTTGCCGCAGCACAACAACAGGGGACTAAATCATGAGCCAAGTCATAACTGGAACTATTGAAAATAAACAGTTGGTGGTCGGTGATGGTATTCGTACCGAGAATGCCAAACCTAAAACAGGAGTCATCTATTTACGTGGGGATTTATTATACGTCGATGCCAACAATGTAGCAGATCATCCGACGGTAACTGAAAACGTAGTAGGTGAGTGGAATGCGATTGCACTGGCAGACATGAGTGCAGAGCAGTCGACCTACCATGCCAATCATAATCTCGAAATGCCGATCTATGTACAAGGTGCCTTTGATGTGGCTGTTGTTACAGTCAAAGGTGAGGCGCTTGCAACAGGGCAGATGGATGCTGTGCGAGCACAGGGATTAAAAAATAAAATTGAACTTCGTAAAGTGGTAGGGAACTAAGACATGAGTCAAACTTTTACATTTCAAAATGCACCCATTGAGTTGCTGGATGTACCACAGCTGGTGCTGCTGACTGATACTACTCAAAAGGTGGATACCTGGTTGATGGACCGGTTTTTTCCTCAGCGTGTTTCTTATACCAAGAAGGAAGTCCCTGTAGGTGAGCTGAACACCGCAACCCCACTTGCACCTTTTGTCACTCCGACAGCAGCTGGCCGACAGATCAAGGTAGGTGAGTCTGGTAACGTTAAATTCGTTAAACCGGCTTATTTAAAACCGATGATGACGGTGATGCCAAGCGAAGTACAAAATACGGCACTGATTTCACAGCTACGCCGTTATGGTGTGATTGCTACAGGTTCAAATCGATTGTCTGATGCAGACTTGCTGTTAATCGACCAGGCACAAAAGGCTCTGTACCTGCGTCAATCTATTGAAAACCGGAAGCTGCTGATTGCCCGTGATGTACTGCTATATGGTAAGACTACTTTTGCCTCAGCAGATTTCCCGATGTACGAAGTGGATTATGAGCGGAACCCGGCCTGTAACTTCACACCTCTAATTAAATGGGGACAAGCAGGAGCCACACCGGTTAAGGATATTCAGGCGATGATTGACTTGGCTGTTGAACATTCAGGTACATCACCAATCATGGCATTAACCACTTCTAAGGTGTACAACACATTAACTAAAGATCCTGAGTTTAATGAGAAATTCATTACACCGTATAAAGGGATCAGTGTGCCGCTCACCCCAACCTTTGATCAATCTGATAAGCCACAATTCCGAGGCACAGTGGACAATATCGAAATCTGGACCTATGACGCTAAGCATAGTATGGGGGGTAGTACCGAACGCTTTATCCCTGAAGACTTCTTTGGTCTGGTTGCCGACGCCAATGGCTGGATCGCACATTGTGCATTGCAAAACGTTGAAGCATTCGGTCAGGCTCTAGAGTTCTATTTAAGCCAATGGCAAGAAAAGAATCCTTCAAGCATTCAATTACTCGCTGAATCCTCTCCACTGGCTGTTCCAAACAACAAGAACGGTTTAGTGGGTGGTCGTGGCTTTGTATAAGGAGAACTCAATGCCAAAGTATATTGCAAGACAGTCGATCGGACATTTCCGTCCAGGTCAGGAAATAGAAGGGCTTGAAGCTAAACAACTTCAGGCCCTTTTAGCATCTCGGGCTATTGAAGAATATCAGGAGCCGGAAGAGCCTAAAGCAGATGGTGCCGCTGCACGTTTGGCTGAGCTTGAAAAGGCTAATGCAGAGCTGACAACGGCTAATAAAACCTTAGCAGATGACAAAGCTAAAGCTGAGCAGGAAGTTGCTGAGCTTAAAGCAAAGGTGGCTGAGCTTGAAAAGGCCAAGTCAGCGTCTAAGTCTAAGACTAGTGACAAGCCAGCTGAACAGGGTGCTGATGCAGCCAAGTAAGGTGATCTATGTACGCAACAGAAGCAGACATGGTGAAGCGGTTTGCTGATGACATTGAAGAACTAAAGCTGATGCATGCAGATGCAGCAGTTTCTATCAATGAAGCGCTTCAGGATGCGGCAGAAGAGATTAACGGTTATATCGGTGGTCGTTATCCTCTGCCTCTTCCCAATGTGCCCAGTAATCTGAACCGCATGGCCTGTGATATTGCCCGTTACCGGCTTTATTACCAGCAACCCACTGAAGAAGTACGTAACCGTTATAAAGATGCGATTAAATTTCTTGAACGGGTACAAGATGAAAAAGCACATCTACAGATTCAGACCGCAACCAATGAAATTGTAGATGATCAGCCCAAGGGCCGGCCTACCACAATGCCCATCGGAACCAGTTATGTAGGAGGCGTGTTTGGTGATGAAACGCTAGACAAGATGCCTTCATTTAAATAAGGAGGAGGTATGGCTTTTGCTATAACAATTCGTCCTGACAATGAATCTGCCGTAATGGCAGTACTGCAGCATATGGCCGATTTCGACAGCAGAAAGGAGGATATGTTTGTCGAGATTGGTGGCTATGGAGTTTATTCCACTCAAGACCGGTTTATCGGTCAGCATGATGTAGATGGTAACCCATGGAAACAGTCATGGCGGGCTCAGATGCAAAATGGTCAAACAGGCCGTGATACGGGTGAATTAATGAATGAATTACACTATAACCTGCGCCCTGATGGTGTTGAGTGGGGTTCAAACAAAATGTACGCCCATGTCTTTCATTTTGGTGCCACCATTCTGCCTAAAACGGCGGAGTACTTAACCTTTGCGGTGGGTGGCCAGTTCAGGAAAGTGAAACAGGTCAATATCCCTTCTCGTACCTTTCTGGGCATCAATCAGGATGATGATGAAGAGATCCTTAATATTATCGGGAGGCATATAGGTGTCTGACTTTTTTGCAGTACGTGGAGAAATTGCCGAGAAGCTCAAGGAGATTCCGGATTTCAAGCAGATCTATACGCCGTTGAACTCTGTACTGGTGACTGAAATGGGTCAGGTAACCCCATCAGCTCACGTCAACTTTGTGCGGATTCGCCCTAAGGATAGTGCGGGCAAGGGAAAAATGAACATGATCAGCCAGCAGTGGGCGGTCACCGTGGCCTGTAAGAATGCCCGTTCACAGTCTATAGATGGTTCAGCGGTAACAGATCAGGCGGGTAATCTTCTTGAAGATGTTATTCAGTTGCTCTCAGGCTGGAAGCCAGCCTCGGCACGTGGAGAATTGATGCTGGTTGATGTGAAAGAAGCTTTTAGTACAGGTTTTGCATATCTCACCGCAGTATTTGAATCAGAACGATTTATCTAGGAGCCAGTTATGGCAGCAAAACAATATATAGCCCAGCAACCTTTAGGGCGTTTCAAAAAAGGGGATTTCGTGGGTGGACTCACCGATGCTGAAATCCGACAGCAATTAGATGCTGGTACAATCAAGGAGGTAGAAAAGCCTTCTGAAGAGCCGAAACCAGCTGCAGCAAAAACTACAAAAGAGGTAAAAGCAGATGGGAAATAAACCAGACGTTATTTCGTTACAGGGTGAACTGTTCCTGGCTAAAATTATTAATGGTGCAGTATCAGGTATGTTTCCGGTAGGAAGTATGCCAGCCCTGCAGCTTCAAATTACTTCGGATTCAACCGATCACTATGAGTCCAAAACAGGTTTTCGTACGAAAGATGCAGTACTGCGAAAGCAGACAGGAGTATCTGTAAGCGGTACCCTGGAAGAGGTAACCAAGCAAAATCTTGCCATGGTGATGAGTGGTAAAGTTACTGAAGTATCTGCAAGCACTATTGCTGATCGCTCACTAGGTACTGTTGAAGCTGGGACCATGATTGATCTGGGTGAGCGTAATCTGTCAGAAGTTAAGTTTAAAGACGGCGCTGATACAGATATTGATGCCAATACCTATGTACTCGATTCGGCATTCGGTACAGTAATTTTTAATATTGCACCGACTGGTGACGTTAAGTGGTCAGGTAAAGCCGGAAAATTAACACGTACTGCGATTGCAAACGATATCGGCAATGAATACCGCTTCTTCTTTAAAGGTGTTGATACCTATAAAGGAGATAAGGTTGCCGTGACTTTATGGCGTGTGGAGTTTTCACCGGAAACGGAATTTGATCTGATCAATGAAGATTTCTCTAGTTACGATATTGAAGGTGAATGTCTGGCTGACATTACCAAGGTAAATGATGCTGAACTTAGCATGTTTGGCCACATTGATCGTTTTAATGTAGCAGCTTGATACTAAAGCTGAGTAACTGAATCCAAAATACAGGCACAGAGGCGCATAAGCGTCTTTTTTTGTGCCTGTTCACTAAAAGATTTATATTAAACAAATTAGATAAAAGTTAATAAAAATAAATAATCTATATTTAGGAAGATGAAATATAAGCTTTATTTTTTCACAAATTATCTAGATATATTAATAAGAATGAGAATAATTATCAAAAATTAACAGATGTTTTGATGTTTTACTTTTAAGATGGGCCCTATTAGGCATCTATGTTGAATTCAAAAATTAAAAATGGAGAATATAAGTATGAAATATCTCTTCTTGGCGCTAGCAGCAGGTGTATTTCTAATGGGGTGTAATTCTAATATGGCTAAGGCTTCTAAAAATACTACTACAGACAAATCCTCAGAAAATTTAAAGCCCAAACAGATCATCAATATTACTGAAGAACAGCAATTACTGAAGTTTATTGGACCAAATAATCAAACATATATCCTTAGAACTACAGATAACTTTGAAACGGCGGAACTAAGTGATCAGTCAGGTAAAACTTATCGACTTAAACGAGCCGTATCAGCAAGTGGGCTCCGCTTAGCAAATAGCCAAGGGGTATCAATCCACTTTAAAAATGGTGAAGGTATTCTAGAACTAATTAAGGATCAGCCTATCAATGTTACTGAGGTTAAGCCTTAAACCTGAGAGATAAACATCGTATTAAATGAATAAAAGCACCTTCGGGTGCTTTTTTATTTCTTGAACTTTATTTTGAGATTCCATCATGAATGATTTTTTTCTAGCAGCTAATCGCTCTATCACAGTGAATGATGTTGAAGTTCACCAGATCCAGATAAAAGATTTTGACCAATGGGCGGTATATGCGGAAAAGGTAAAAGGCTTTTTAAAAGGAAAAAATTATTCAGATGAGATTTTAACCGAGATTTTTAAGACTCATTCAATTGAAGTGCTGGGTATTTGTAGTTTGGCCACCAAGCTTCCAGTAGCTAGTTTAATTGATCTGGCCACAATATCGGAACAGCAATTTAAAGAAGTTTTATCAGCAGTACTGCAGGTGAACGGCGCTTATTTTAAAGAAGATCAGCCTAAACGCCGTAATAAAAGGCAGGCAGTAAAAGAAAATGATTCAACTTGGTTTGATTCATTCCAGTTACTGATCAGTGCTGGCCATACTCATACCGAAATCATGAATATGACTTATGGTGCTTACAGTGAGTATCTAAAATCAGCCCAAAAGGATTACCGGAATAAGCTTGCGGCAATGACCAGTGTAGTGAGAACCGCTCAGCATGCATCTGCTAAAGAACTAAAGAAGTTTCTTGATGAGCTAAAAGAAGAAATAGTGTGAATTATGTAACATTTTCACATAATTAAATTTACCATTTCCGATTAGAATAGTCGGCATTATAAGAGTGCACTTGAGCTTAATCATGAAAAGAGTATTAACAGCGGAAAGTAGAGCAGCATATAAGAAATGGTTTGACTCATTCAGCAGTGACGAGCAGAGAGAGTTAGTGAATATGGGTGTGGCATGCGGTGCCGACTCAAAGTTTTTTAAGCATGAAATTTTAGATATCCTGAGTCATCTGGACAATGAAAGGCTGAAAAGTAATCGTCTTTTATTCAAGAAATTTGCTGAAAGATATATTTCGTTAGTGCCTAACCATATTCGTCCTCATGTAAATTGGGCGCTTTTAGAAAACAGTCGTGATTATCGCGCTTGGTTTGCAAATAGACAGATGTTTGTTTTTAACTGTCTGGTCGTTAAAGATATTTATGAGCATAGCAAGGATAAGAACTCAAGCTACTTATTATGGGTCCCCATCATTGATGACCATACCCCGGAAACTTGTAAAAGTTTCAGTAGCAAAGTATTTAATATTCTTGATAAGGAGTTTCAAGAACATGCTGTTGAGCATTGGAGCAGACCGCAAGAAGGTTGTAGATGTAGTTTGATCTCGATTACCCATGCACAGGCAGAGAAATACCTGATAGATATGAACATGAGTGCATAGAATAAAGAGATATAAGTGAACAAGGATGTTCTTTCACATTGCGATAATTTAGACCAGTCGGTTAAGATGCTCGAAAATGTAAGCATTGCGGATCAACCATTGAATAAATAATTTAAATTTTTATCACTTCATATAGCCCACCATTTGGTGGGTTTTTTATTGCGAGTAACAATATGGCCGGTAAAGAATTAACCTTTAAAATTGTGATGGAAGCTGATACTAAGAACTATGTATCGAATATCAAGGAATCTGAAAGTGTTACCAAGGCTATTTATACCGCAATAAAACAGGAATCTGAAAAACTGAAGGCTGCATCTGAAGAGACTGCTCAAGAAATTGGAAAAATAGTTCCTGATGATTTGCAGAAGAAAGCTGATCAGGCTGCCAGCAAGATCAATAATCTTGGTAGCGAACTTCAGGATACTGCAACTAAGGCAAATAAGGCAGGCTTTGAAATCGGTGAAGCCATTCCAGGTGATACAATTCAGCTGGCGGAAATATTAGGTACTAAATTCTTTACAGCGGCCAAGGAAATTGAAGCTCTTGGTGACAAATCGGTTATCAGTGCTAGTGAACTACGCTCAATGTCGAGTATTGGTGAGCAAGGTCTTAATGAGCTTAACTCAGCACTAAAAGCTGCTCAGGCTGAATTGGTTCGTTTGCAAAGTACGGATGGTACCTTAAAAGATATTGAAATCGCCAAGCAGCGTGTTCTAAGTATTGAAGATGCTATTAAAGAAACATCCAGTGCATTTAATTACTATCAGGACGTTGCTGTAAATGCCATGCGTGGCGTGGACAATGCCACCCAATTGACCATTAATCAGTTACAGCAGTTCAGTGCAGTAGATCTATCAGGCGTAATAGGTGAAGCGCAGACTGTAACTCGTGCTATCGAGTCAATGGGAAGCGGTGCAACAGTATCTACGCGTGAAGTTCAGCGTATTGGTGAATTAGGCTCTAACGCGATTAATGCTTTAGAAAGAGAACTGAACGAGGCTAAATTAGCTTGGCAGGCCCTATCAAGTGCCAGCCATGATATTTCTCTTGAAGAACTGAATCAGGCTAAACAAAAAGTTGAACGCTTGGAGCAGGCTCTGGACCTGACTGAAAACTCAATGAATGAGTTTAAGAGTGCGACCCAGCAAGCAGTACCGGTGGTGGATCATCTGGATCAGTCTCTGGAAAAGACAAACCATGAGCTTAAGGATACAGAAACTTTCGGGCAACAGGCGGCAAGTGAGGTTGAAGGCCTAAGAAATAGCTTCAATGCTTTAACCGGTGTTTTGGCTGCAGTGGGTATTGGTACAAGTGCAATGGAAATTGCACAGGTATCTGATCAGTATAAAACGCTATCTGGCCGTATTCAGATTGCGATTGGTGATAATGCCAACTTAAAACAGGCAATGGATGATGTTGCAAATGTAGCCATAAAAACCAATTCTAATCTTGTGGCTACCGGTGATCTGTTTGCACGGCTGACTAAAATTGGTCAGGAGATGAAGTGGCCGCAAGAGCAGGCTTTAGCACTGACTGAAACTATTAACCGCGCCATTCAGGTGGGTGGTGGTAGTGCAGAAGCGAATGAAGCTGCAATTACCCAGCTTAATCAGGCGTTAGGTTCAGGTGTACTACGAGGTGATGAGTTTAACTCCATGGTTGAACAGTCACCCCGACTGACACAGGCAATGGCCGACGGATTGGGTGTGACTACTGGCCAATTACGTGAGATGGCTAATCAGGGACAGTTGACCACCGCCGTAGTGACCAAAGCCATTTTAAGCCAGAGTGAAGTGATCACTGCCGAGTTTAATAAATTCCCAGCTACGATTGGCGCTTCTATTGAGAACCTGAAAACAGCCTGGACAATTTATATCGGTGAAGCAGATGCAGCGAGTGGAGCAAGTGCCAAGGTAGCCCAAGCCTTAAAATTTGTTTCTCAAAACCTTGATGCACTTATTACAACCCTTACTGCTGCAGCTCAGGCATTCATTGCTTATAAAGCTATTGGAATGGCAGCAGTATTTCTGGAAAAAGCCAATGCAGCGAAGGCTGCACAAGTTGCTATCGCTACAGAAACCGTAGCATTGACTGCAAATACCGGTGCAAATACAGCCAATACACGTGCTACCCATCTTACGGCAGTAGCTAAAACCGAACTGGCTGTTGCAACCAATGCAAGCACAACTGCAAATACAGCAGCTGCAGGAGTGTTTGGGCGGGTTACTGCTGCAACAAATGGACTTAAGGCAGGATTGGTTTCTGTTTTATCCAGGTTTGGAGCATATGGTGCTGCAGCAGCCGGTGTTGTAATCGCTGGTGATCTTCTTATCAATAATTTTCAGAAACTTGATGATTGGTTACTTCGGCAGGGTTCTAATTTTATTGACTGGACTGTAGCGAGAGTAACAGGTACAAAATCGCTGGCCGAGCAGGAACGCGATCTGGCAGCAGCTGAGGAGGAGTCACGAAAGAAACAGGAAGCAAGTACTGCGGCCAAGGAAAAACATGCTGCAGCTGCCGAGAAGAGTAAAGATAAAACCTATCAGCTGACCGAACAATCCAAAAAGCTTATTACAGAGTTTGATGGATTAATTGCAAAGGGCGAACCCGCGAAAGAAGCCTTGGAGAAAGTTTCTCAGGCTATGAAGTTTGATTCGACCAAAGGAATTAATGACGCAATCACTGCTTTAATTCTGCTGCAAAACCAAGGGAAAATTACGGGCGAAGAATTGCAAGGGAGTTTAGGCAAGGCTCTAGACGGTAAGGACTTGGTTGTTTTTGAAGCGAATGCCAGAGCTGCTTTTGCAGGAACGTCAAAGGAAGCCGAAAAGAATGCTCAGATAACTGAAGCTGTGATGAAGGCAGCTTTAGAGCGCACAGGCTTAAGCACGGAGCAGTTGCAGGGTAAATTTTCACTTGCCTTTCAATCTGCGACCAATGATGTTCAAATTATTCTCGGTAACCTTGATCAGTACAAGCAAAAAGGTATTGATACTGGATTAGCTCTAGCATCCAACCTTAATAAAGCAATTGATACCGCCCAGACTCGTGCCGAACTGGACTATGCCAAGAGCTCATTGATTGCGCTTGAAAAACAGGGGTTGATTACTGGTGAGCAGGCAGCATTCGGCCTAAGCCTGATTGAAAAAAAAGCCGCACAATTGCCAGCTGTCTTAAACCCTGTAGAGGCTGCATTTGCTTCTCTAGGAATCAAAACCAAAGAGCAATTAAGTGATGCGGCGATTAGTGCTCAACGAAACTTTGATGTTGTAAGTAAAAGCGGGCAGGCAACTGCTGAAGCTATTAAGCAGGCTTATATTCAGATGTTAAATGCCGCACTGGCAACAGGAGATAAGGCCCAGATTGCAGCTGTTCAGGCAAAAGCAGCAAGTCATGGGTTACAGGTGCAGATTGATGATACTGGTAAAGCAGTGGTTCAGACGGCTTCGGAATGGGTCAAGGCGAATATCCAGATTGAAAATTCTGCACGAGGTATTAAGGATGGATACCGTGAAGCTGGCCGGGTGGCAAGAGAGGAGGCCAAATCCTCTACTGAAGCCTGGTCAGAAGCGCTTACTGCCATGCAAGGCAAGCTTAAAGCCTCTAAAACTGGAGTTATGGCTAAAAACGGTTATTCAGTTGATGAGATTGAGCAGCAGCTGACTGAAATGGGTTATGGGGGCAATGTTAAGCAGAAAGCTAAAGAACTGTTCCAGACCGCTCAACAGGGTCCGGGTGGTTATTACCGTTCAGCCTCTCATGAATATGCTGCGCGTTATGGTGTCTCTGCATATGACAACCAGAAACAGACCGGCAATTATATGTACATTGCCGAGCAGCTGGAAAAGCTGGAAGAGTATGCGGGCAAGTCGGGCAGTGTAGGTGCAGGCTCTAAAGCTAAAACAGTTGTGCCTGAGGTGAATATCAACAGTTTGGCTCCGGATGTCAGCTATCCTAAAACCAGTTTACCGGTATCAGATCCAGCCAGAACCGTACGTTATGAGTTTGATCTAGGCAATGGTAAAACCGCAACAATGTATGGATCGCCTAATGATGGTGATGATCTGGAATCGATGCTGAGAAAACTGGAAATGATAAAAAAGAGTAGCTAATGAAACTAATACGAGTGTCTACATCAGAAACCGTCGCCTTGTCCGACGGTTTTTTATGGTCTGATGAATTTGATTGGAACGGGATTGAACAGAACATTAAACCCGCTATCGATGGTACTCCCATCATTCAGGAGGGGAAGTGGAAATCTGGCCGGCCCATTACTTTGACTGCAGACAAGAATATGGCTTGGCTTAAACGTCATATTGTCAGTCAGTTAAAGGACTTTTCTTTATTACAAGGTGAAAACTTCACATTAGCTTTTGAATATCCACATGATCGGCGGCAGTTTAATGTGAAATTTCACCATGCAGCTAATGCTATAGAAGCGAGGCCTGTAAAAGATCATCCATCTGTATCTGAGGATGACTATTACAACGTGACTTTACGTTTTATTGAAGTAGGGGAGCTATACAGTGGCAATTGAAACTAAAAATCTGGTGCTCTATAAGTCCGAGCGCCTGAGCGATACAGAAGATGGTGGCGGCAAGTACTCTGGCCAGATTATTGAAGATGGCCAGAGCAATAACCTGTTTAATGATGTGAGTGAGCTGGACCGCACCATGGGTGATGTGTCACTGCGTAAACTGTTCCCCGCCGTGACAACGAATGATACAGACCTGCTTATGGGGGCTACAGTCTTCATCTCGGAAAACCCGAAAGACCCGAATGTCTCAGCTTTGCTGTTTAGTACAAAGTCATGGATCGATGAGCGCAAGTCCGCCCAGAACCGGATTGAAAACTATCTGGCCAAGGGTGGACAGGCAGCAGGTAGTCCCCTGGATACGCATTATGCCGGTATGAAAACCTTGCAGGTGGCGATGTTTTTGAGTGAAGTCGAAAGTTCCGTTGGCAGTACGCTGGTACTAGTCTCAAAAGAAGGCCAGGCTCTGCAGCATGAGCAGTATGTCCGCATCACAAAAGTGGAAACCCGTATTGCCAAGATGGTCATCGATGGTAAGGAAGTTGAGTACAAACTGGCTACTTACAGCATTAATGATCCACTCGATCAGGATTATGTCGGACTTTCTGCAAGACAATGGTATAGCGGCGAAAAGTCCGAAACGATTTTACGGGATACCATCGTAGCCGATACCGGCAAGTATTATGCATCCAGCAATCTCAAGTCTGATGCCAAAGTCGGTGAGTTTACCGTAAATGCAGAAAGTATCTTTGCCCAGCTGGTGGCTGCTGCCCAGACTGAAACACCAATTGTGGATGTAAACGCAGCCGGGGAAAGTATGGTACTGGTACCGGGTAACACTGCTGCTATTACTGCAACTTACTCGACCACCATTGGTACCGCTCAGAACCTATATATCGGCTCATCTGTTATGCCTTCCAGCATGTCTTTTAACCTGTTTGGCCAGCAGATCACTGATCAGGGCGGACTGCTTAAAAACACTTCAGGTACTCAGGTTGGAACAATTGATTACCAGCGTGGCTTGATCCAGTGGACGCAAGCTGCAGGTGCAGGATCTGCAAACTTAAGCATGACCTTTAAGCCGGCTTCAGCACCCAACCAGTACTTCCAGTCTGAAACCCGGCCTGTCACTCAACAAAACCAGAGTGCCAACTGGACCGGAGTGCTGGTACCACCACCAGCTCCGGGCAGCCTCTCAGTTTCTTATATGTCACAGGGCAAGTTTTATGAACTGAAAGATGATGGCTCCGGGCAATTAAAAGGTGCAAGTACTTCGTTTGGCTCTGGTGCGGTCAACTATGAAACCAGCTCCTGGTCTATTACGACGGGTGCTTTACCGGATGTGAATACACCAATTTTACTGTTATGGGGTACACCGCTGGCTACGTTCATACGCTCAGGTCTTGCGGTTGAACCGGCAGCATTCGAGTTTGATTTGCAGCAAGCTGGTATAGCCTCGGGAAGCGTGACAGTAAAATGGTTGCTGGAAGGCGAACAGAAAACTGCAACTACAAATACGCTGGGCCAGTTTAGTGGCGATGCCACCGGTACCTTTAACTATGCCACCGGTCAAGGCCGGCTGGTACCGAATAAACTGCCGCAGAAAAATACGATCTTCACTATCAATTATAGCTACGGGGCATCTACATTCCAGCAGATCGATAGCGTTATGCCGGTGGACCGGAAACTTAATTTCAAGATCGGTACCGGTGCAGCCATTCAGCCCAACAGTATTGAACTCAAGGTTCCTCTTACCAGCCAGCTGGGAAACGCTATGGGCTCTGTCACGCTGACGGATATTCCGGTGAATACCGAGGTCGGCAATCTGGTGGATAGCAAAGGTAAAGTACAGGGCACCATTATCTATGCAACAGGTGCAGTGGAAATTATTCCTGAAGCCACTACGACGCTTTACAGCAAATCCTATGCACCCATTGAAATCTATAGAGCGGGGTAAGTTATGTCATTTTATTTACCGACCACTTCCAACATCAAGGAAGAAGTGGTACAGCTGGGCGCTTATACCAGTCTCGACATCCAGGCGCTTTACCGGGACAATTCGGATACCAGTGCCGGAGTTAAACAGGTTACCGGTGACAAGCTGCGCTTTGATCTGACCCAGGGTTTTGATGAGCAGATTCTCTCCGGTGCGGTGCGTTTTATGCTGGGTTCAGACACTTATCTGGACCGTACCGGTACCTTGGTACGTAATGTAAATTCAGCCAATAACAGTGGCACCAGTTCCGGTAGCATTCAATATGGTACCGGCAAAATCGAGATTGACAGCTGGACACCGAATACGGATAACCAGCTGGTACTGCAGTCTCTCACTACAACTACAGATATGCCCCCGGTCAACCGTATCAGCTTTAGAACACCGGTCAGTCCGCTGCGTCCCGGTTCATTAACAGTCGTCGTAGCCACACTGGACTTTGGGCAGCTGACACTGCGGGCTGATGACGATGGCATCATTGAAACCAGCCGGGCACATGGCCAGATTAATTACGATACCGGTTTTGTGGATCTGTTTTTTTATACCAAGACTGAAATCACGGAAAATAATCGTACAGGAATTGAAGAGCAGGACTGGTATGACGTTCTGCTCGAGTACGAGGAAGCCGGTAAAAGGTACATCAATATACCGGTATGGGTTGCGCCAGAAACTGTACGTTATAACGCGGTGGCTTATACTTACATCCCGCTGGATGCCGAGATTCTGGGCTTGTCTGCTACCCGTCTGCCGCTGGATGGCCGGGTACCGATTTATCGGGTGGGTGATATTGCTATTGTCAGTTCCAGTAAAACCTTTGAACTGCCAGATCATATCGCTGGCCAGACTTATGAGTTGCCAGATCAGCGCATTTCATGGGCCGAGCTTGAAGATGCCGACGGGGTAAAAGTCCCATTCGATATGTACAGCGTGGACTATGACTATGGCAAGTTTACGCTAGGTGGTGACTTTGCTTTAAATGCGCTGGTTGCACCGCTCAGCATGCGTTATCGCTATCAGGACATGCTGCTGATCCGTGATGTGCAGATCAACGGCCAGCTAACCTTCACCAAGCCATTGACCCACAATTATGATGCTGAGAACACCATTGTCGGTTCAGCATTGGTCATTGGGGATATGCAGGCCCGCTCTACCGGTAAATTTGTACAGCAGACCTGGAACAGCCTCTGGCGAGATGAGCCATCTGAAGGGGCGATTTCAGCCAATTACAATGACGCTCTGTATCCGATTGCAGTCACGAATAATGGTGCAATTCAGGAACGCTGGGCGCTGGTTTTTACTGGAGATCAATCGTTCCGCTGTGTGGGTGAATACTCGGGACAGATTGGTACAGGAACTATCAACACAGACTATGCCCCAATTAATCCGGTGACCGGTGTACCGTATTTCATCATTAAAAAAGAAGGCTGGGGACAGGGCTGGGTGAGTGGTAACGTGCTGCGCTTTAACACAGTGGCTGCAACCTTCCCGGTCTGGGTCATTCGCACCGTAAAGCAGTCCGAACCGACAGTGCTATCAGATCAGTTTCAAATCATGCTGCGCGGTGACATTGACCGCGTGGTTTAAAAGTTAAATCAATTATGGCCGCGTTAAGCGGTCTTTTTAATGGGTAAATAAAAATGGTAATGAAGCAGACACAGACCAAGATGTTTGATTTTGCAGATATCGGCCTGGATTTCAGTGCAGGCTCAAAAAGTCTTTTTCCGGATCGTTTTAAAAAAATGCTGGCTCAAGGCTATAACACGCAAACTGTATCAAGTGTTACGGTCGAGGGAAATCAGGTCACACTCAATTATGGGGGAAGTCATGGCTATGCAGCAGATCGGGTACTTAAGCTGAATAGCCCGGCACTTGTAAACATCAACAAGGGCGAATTTGTAATTGACAGTGTTACTGCCCAGTCGGTGACTTTAACCATCGACAATGCGCCAGCTGCCATATCTGGAAATTTCACCACGTATGTAGCTTCACTGGGGTATGAACTGGTCTACGAACAGGCAAATATTCATGTGTACAAATTTAAGGCTCTGGATGAATCAGCCCTTTATTTAAGACTGTGTTTCCAGAACCAGCCGGCAAGACGAAACTGTATCAGTCCATGTATTGGTAAAAGCTTTGATACAGCTACCGGTAACATTACAGATAGCGATGCACTTATTGAAACAGCAAGTGTACAGACTCCTGGACCTGGCATGAAGTGGGAGTATAGTTTTTTTGCAGACTCTTCTTATGACACATATACATATAAACAGGGTGAAGCCATGTTTGGAAAAGGCTGTATTGTGGGTAGTCCGTACCACCTGTTTAGCCTGCATTCCAGTGCAGGTGATCAGGGGCGTGTTACAGGTTTTGCACCAACCTGCACTCTTGATTATGCAGTATTGCAATATCCGGTATTGATAGGTGAGTCCTATGCAAACATGGGAGGAAACGGGCTGAATTTTCAGGGAGAAGCAGGTCGGGGATATATTGGTAATATCAGGGTAGTTTTTGACCTGGCCCCCACAAATGAAGGCAATGCATTATTTACAATGCCTCAGGCGAACTCATCATTTTTACCCATTTCCATAGACACATTCAATACTACGACCGCAGCGCCTGTTTTTTGTTATGAGTTCACGACAAAACAACTGGTTGGCGCGATCGCTGCAGGAATGTATGTGGCTAAATATGCAGCTTCAAATACGCCGCCACCAAAATCAATAAGTTCACCATCAACCACTTACGACATTGATATGAATAGCAAATGTCTGATTCATTTTATTAGCGCGTCCTACAGTACCTTCAACTTTGTCTATCTGGCCTTTCCAGTAGAGGAGGTCAAAATTGCTTAAAATTTTTAGAACCTTTTTTGGCGGTTATGTACCTGATTATGTAAAGCTCAAAGACCGGAAATATATGATCTTGAAGTTGCCCAAACCGCTGATCACTATATCTTCACCGGATCAGGGTTTCGGTTGTATCAAGGGAACCACCAAAAAACTGGGCCAAAGTTATTTTCCTGTCCCGGTATGTGTATTTAAGCGCAGTACCCGACAATTACTTTGGGAAACCAAATCCAGATCGGATGGTACTTACCATTTTAGAAATATTGCGATTGGCCTGGAATGTTTTGTCATCGCCTTTGACCCTAACAATCAATATAACGCAGTCATTCAGGACAAGGTGGTAGCTAAATGAGTAAAACATCGGTTAAGGCAAAGCTTGCCATGATTCAAGCCTTTGCCAGCTTTTTAGATAACGGTAGCCAGAGTGCTACCGTTATTTTTTATGAGGGTGAGCAGCCAGCAGGTCCAGAAGAAGCCGCAGATCAAGGAAATGCCTTGGTAACACTAAACTTACCTGAACCCTGTATCAAGGAAGTAACAGCCACCCATGTTGAATTACAACCCTCTGATACAGCAACGGTCATTAAAGCAGGTACAGCAAGCTGGGCGCGGATTTATAACGGTGCCGGGGAAGCTGCAGCAGATCTGACTATAGGGACAGATATTAGCCTGGCCAATACCAATCTGGTTATGGGTGGCACCTTAACCATTCAGTCCATCAAGCTTAAACCATAATCTGAGGTGCTCATGTGGATTTTAAAAACAAGCTGGGGACCGCGGATGCCCACAATTTAAATCTGGAATTTAAAGCGGACAATACTGACAGCCATAACATTGTTCTTAACTTTAAACATCAGGCCGATGGGAGCACCGGTCTTAATTTCGGGGGTGATGTAACTGCCAATATTAATACTCACCTTGAACAGACATGGAGTGTCGAGATAGTTGCTGTTTATAGGAATAGTCAGGCCGATACAGCAGAGATCGACGCTATTCTGGATAGTGAATTTAGTATTAACGGAATAGCAATAGCCCTATCCGAGGCAGATCTGGTTGGGAAGGTAGATTCAGTTTTAGAAACTGCTTTTATCTTTGAAGCAACAGCTCTCTTTGCTGATCAGGAGCCGGAACAGCCTGTCGATCCTGGCATTGTGCTGGACTTCACCCAGCCATGGACCGGTTCAACTGAATTAAATTTCGGCTGGGACAGTGATGTTGTTGCAATCAGTATTGATACCCGGCTGGAAACACAATTTATATTTGAACTTGCTGCCGAGTTTAAAGAAAATCTTGATCTTGATGCAGAGCTTAATACTGCTCTGGATACAGGTTTTAGTTTTGAGCTGCAGGCTAGCTATAGCGAAAATCGATGTGTTATTGATTCAGTTCCGGATACCAGTTTCAAAACTGGGATCGAAGCAATTTTCGATATCAACTTTATTCGTGGCATTGAGGCTTATCTCATAGCTGGCTATCAGGGAGCTTTGCCTTGTTTAAGTGTAATTGAAATCCCTTGGGCTAAACCGGTATTACGGGCGCATCACAGCGCCTTTTATTTTGAGCACAGTTTAAGCCTGAGTAATCAGGCATTACTGGGCTTTGAAAAGGCTGCCTTGCTGTACCGCTCGGTTCAGTTACAGCATGAAGAAAGTACCGGGCTGGTCAGCTCTGCTGATTTCGTCTGGCAGGAGAATAAGCGATTAGCTAAAACTCGAACCTTGGTATTTGAAGAGGGCAACAAGCTCAGGATTAACCGGACATTTGATTGGGTGGATCTAGTTCGCAAGAGGAAAACTTTTACTTATTCGTACGAAGTGGCGCGAGTTTTTGAAAAGCATTTTACATTCGAGTGGGATAAAGGTCTTGAACTGATCACGACCAGTAGCATTGCCTGGGATAAAGCCAAAGCCATTCATTACCGCAAGCATCCGGTTCAACCCTGGCCCCAGCCTGAACTTCCTGAATACGTGGGCAGGACTGACCTGAACTTTAACTGTCTGTGTACCGGGCCGGATCCACACAACCTTACTTTAAACTTTGGGGCAGATGACTGTATTCCAGCCCTGCCAGACCGCAACTGGTGGCATATTGTGAATGAATTATCCGTAAGCCGTCTGGACAATGGCCAGAATATTTTGGTCTATGATGGCAGTTATAGTACAGATCGTAGCCGCTGGTGCTGGTCATATAGCCTGAGCGTACCCGCGTCTGAAATACCAAAGCTCGAACCGGTTAATGGCCAACCTGTCATTTTAAGAGTTATGGTGAATGGTACCGAGCATCACATGCTGCTTGAAAACCGTAGTCGCTCACGTCGATTTGCCGAAATCACTTATACATTAAGCGGTCGCAGCCAGTCCGCTTTACTGGACGCTCCCTATGCACCGACACGCTCATTTACCCAGGAGAATGAAAGGACCGCACGGCAGCTCTGTCAGGCTGAACTGGATCGAGTGAATAGCTCAACAACACTGCAGTGGGAGCTGATCGATGAGCTGAGCTGGATTGTTCCAGCGGGCAGCCTGAGCTATTCAAACATGACCCCCATTGCTGTAATCAAAATGATAGCCGAGTCTGCAGGAGGTTTTGTCTACAGCGAGAAGGGTAGCGATACCATCACTATAAAGCCCAAGTATAAAAAAACATTCTGGGATTCAATCACGGTTGAAGAATATGACCGACTGATTCCAGAGAGTCTGGTAACAGAACAGTCTACCGACTATGAGCCTTATCCTGATTATAACGGTATCACGTTAACTAATGACCGCTCTGGCTTAAGTGGTCAGATCAAGCGTACCGGCACTGCAGGTGATACTTTGCTGGAAACAGCGAACAGTCCACTGTTTACCGTTGAGAGTATGGGCTCTTATGGCAAGTCAGCACTTGCTAAAGCCAGTATGGTCGAAACCCACAATCTGGTGATGCCGATTGGTCCGGATGTGAGCGAATGTGCACCTGGTGATTTAGTAGCATTTAATGCTGAGTGGTGGGGCATCATTGATGAGGTGAACGTGTCATTTAATCATGCGGTGATTAACCAGAGCATCAAAGTCGAGAGGGTAAATCGTGAGTAATCCATTACAACGTTTAATCGACTTATTACCCAAGGCCCCGGAGTTTATTGGACAGATTACCTCAGCAGATCATCCTAATTATAAGGTTTTAGTGGTCGATGGTAGCGGATTGGTCCTGTGCACCAGCAGTACCAAATACTTAACAGGTACCCGGGTGTTTGTATCAAACAACGAGATCAAGCGCCCAGCGCCTGAAGGCAGGGTCATACAGATAGAAATTTAAGAAAGCTAAAACAGTTTAAGCACCCTACGGGGTGCTTTTTTTATATCTGAAAAAAGGGGGAGGTATGCCTGATAACAACTACACATCTGATCCGCCTGCAGCAACAGCTGGGCAGCTTATAGCGATTTCAGATTCTATCGCATTACTGCGGAAAGATATGGAAAAGTTGACAGATGTTCCGCAGAAGATGGATCGCATAAGCATGCAGTTTGATCAACTTCAAGAGAAACAACAGCTCACCGAGACGAATCTCCATAAGTTTCGTGAAGGACTTGAAGATGATCTGGAACGTACTAAAACAACGCTTCGGGCTGAAATAAAGCAAATTAAACTGGATAGCGAGGTGAAATATAGAGAATTGGATCTACAAATTCGGCCTTTAAATGAAGGTAAAACAAAGATTGAAAACTTTACAAACATTGTCAAATGGGGCGGCCTAACTTTAGCTGGCGCACTTTGGCTTGGATGGAGTAATCAGACTGCAAAAACAGATGCAGTAAGTACCCGGACCTTAGAGAACAGTCAAAAAATCCAAGTTCTTGAAAAGCAGGGGGACCAAACCATCCGAATTTTAGAAGAAATCCGAAACAAATTTTATAATCCAAATTACACGAGACCCCAACCATGAAATTAATAAACGAAAGTGTCTGGAAATTTGACTCAGTAAAATATGGCGCCTACATGGCGCTTTTTTTATCCTGTCTGCAACTGGTTATACAAGAGGTATATAACGCCAATATATTGCCTGAACCATATCAAACGATTGCATCTTTGGGCTTGATGTTCTTGGCTGTTTTGATTGGCCGAAAAAAAGCCCAGCCGAATTTAAACCAGAACCAGCCTTTAGGTTTTGTCACTGTGACAGCCGGCCATTCTAATGTTGATCCTGGTGCAGTCAGTGGCAAATTTAAAGAAGCTGAACTGGTGACTAATTTCCGTAATGCAGTAGCTTATTACTTAAAGAGCTCCGGTATTAGTATTAAAACGGATGGTGTGGGTACGACTAACAATCCATTAGCTTCAGCCATCAAATTAATTAAAGGTTCTTCTGTTGCAGTTGAATTTCACTTAAATGCAGCTGGATCTAGTCAGGCAAATGGCATTGAAACTATTGCACTACCGAAAGACAAGAAACTTGCTCAAGATTTATCAAAGGCTGTAGCTGCTGCTTTAGGGTCACGTTTGCGAGGTAATGAAGGCTGGATTGATCAAAGTCAGTCAGCGCGTGGAAAGTTAGGTTTTATTAGTAATGGGGGCTTAATTGTAGAGTTAGGCTTTATTAGTAATGAGGATGAGATATCCCGCTTTAATGCTCGTTACTGGTTAGCTGCAAAAGCAGTTGCTGATGTGCTGATCGATTATGAAAAGCGCAATTAATACTTTAACGCTGTGCCTCCTTTTATCAGGTTGCACAGCTCATTCAATCAATACACAAATAAAAGTTAGTATCTGTGTGCAGTGTATGCAAGATTAAGCCCTGAGAAATCAGGGTTTTTTTAGTTTTCAAATTCCACATCGTAAAGCGATGTTAAAGATGCCTTTAATTTTTCATCCTTAGTTTCTGCAATGTACTCTTGCATTTTCTGCTTGTATTCAGTGTGACCAGCTTTATATTTTGCAAACAAGTATGAGAACTCGCCTATCTTATAATCAGGGTTACTCTTGTTTTCTGGTTTGTCTAACTCTACTTTTAAAACGTCTGCTAAATTGTCATAGCATTTATTAATCAAAGTAGCTTCTTTCTTTTGCAAGGTTAATAACTGACATCTAAATGTAAGCCTTGCTGTATCGTTAGGTTTCTCCTTCAGTTGTTTTTCATTTAAAGCATACGCATCATTATAATTTTGCAAAGTCATGTAGATATTCATTTGCATAAATTCACGTTTCTTTTTATCAGAAATCGTACTGACCTCAGGCAATATCTCTTTCATTTTATTTTGAAATTCTTCAAAGTTACCCTCGCGGTAGTATTTGAAGTAACTTTCATACTTATCAATGATCTTTTGATCTTCGGCTGAGACTGTTTTAATAACGGATTCTTTTGGGACTTTTTCTACATCCTTTGATGAGTTTGTAGCATTACTGCAGGCACTGATTAGCCCAACAGTACAAAGAATAATAGGGGTTAAATATTTCTTCATGCTTTACGTCGTGATGCTGAGGTTATTGTGAAAGTGTGTGTTTTATATGGTGGGTTTGGTACAACTTTACCATTATCAAATTTACCCTCGAAGCCCAAGTCTAGGGACACTGTTATTGCTTGTAAGTCGGGGGCGGGTAATGTGATTTCACAGCTCCCTACTGGCTGTCTATCTTTCTCAGTATTCCAAAAACCTTTTCCAACTTTGAGAGCAAAAGGCCCGCCGATTGGCTGTTTGTTTTTAAATAAACGTATTGTGCCAAATGTATAAATTGTTGCATCTGCCCGCAAGGTAGGTGGTGAAAGAGGTCTAGCTTTTTATATTTCATGAATAAAAATTAGAACCTAATATATATGAGAATAAGTTTTCTTTAGAGGTCTGCTTACTCAACGTTTTTAATAAATAAACTAGCAAAATAAAACCCTGCCAATAATCTCGTATAGCAGGGTTTATATGTCGAAATAATACCGACTAACTTCTAAATGCTTAAAAATTAGAATCGGTAACCTACACCCAAGTAAGTAATTAGAGGATCAATATCGATTTTCGTTGTGGCATTAATTAAACGTACACCAGTACTCTCATTAATTATATCAATGGTCGCTTTATTATTTAGCTTTGCGTAAGACACAGAGGCTACGGTATACCAGTTTTCGTTTAAATCATAAGTAAAACCAGCTGTAATAATTGGAGCTATTGCGTCATCTGCATCGACTTCTACACGCATGACACCTGATGAAACTGTGCCATCCAGTGCAGCACCCGCTTTACCATCTAGAACATTCTGAATCATGTGACCAGCGGCTTCTAAGTCAGACTCAATCTGTGGATTAAGTTTAATATCATTGAAATAGGCGTACATTAAACCGGCGCCAATATATGGGCGAAACTTATTTACTCCCGGTTTACCGAACTGATACTGAGCTTCTAATGCAGGAGTCCAAGCACGTACCGTAGCCGCCTTAGATTTATTGCCGAGGTTCGTGATTGGAATATTTTGCAGTAGATCTAGTCTATCCCCTATCACCAAAGCAGCTAATCCTTCCGGTTTCGCGAATCCAGATAATGGTGCATTGATTTCACCTTTTCCCTTAATATCAACTTTTGGAGGAATTCCGCCGATGAGTTGTAATGAAACATTTTCATTAACATAATAATTAAATGTTAATCCTAAAGTATCTACATCATCAGCTTCAAGGCCTGATCCTTGTGCCTTCCATTGCTCTAACCCATTAATAGTTGCTGTTCCAGTTATATCAGGTGATACCATGTCATTTTCATCTACAAGACCTAAAATTTGGCCTACAGATGGTTTTGGATTACCGTTTTGATCAACTGGATGACTAAAAACCATATCGAGAATTTCTTTAGCATTCTCTCCAGTACTCAATTTTGCGTTCGGATCTACGGCCTTCATAAATGCTGTGGTTGAAATAGATCCCACTTCGGCAGTAGTTCCATTTGCTACAGCAGTACTTATGTTAAATGGATTGGCTTTCCCTTGAGGCATTACGTGCAACCAGCCTGCTGACACAGAAAACCTTTTAAAGTCTTGTGCTTGCACTGAGAATGCAGTGATAAGAGTTGCTATGGTAATTATAGATTTATTGGCAAAATTCATTTTTTTCATTGTTAGTCCTTTTATACATCGGCAAAGTCTTCAATAACTTGCACCATTAAGATACATTTTTTTAGTGAAAAGTCGATTAAATACTGATAAGTGGAAAAGTAACTATCTTTTTACGAAAAAATTATTAACAAGTATTTGATCATTACTTAATATGAGAGGTATTTCAAATTTAGAAACGGATATTAGTCACTTAAATGCTAGAGTAAACTTCTACAAGAGCGCTTCTTGAAAGCTCTAGTGATTACAGAACCTTCTCAAAATTTATGAAGACAATATTGATACAACCATCTTATAAAAATATTTTTAAAATTATTATTTCTGCTTTTAAGGATATAAATCTTGAAAAAAATCTACTTAGGAATCCTGATGGTTACAACTATGACTTTAACCGCATGCAATTCTATTCCTTCAAATAATAGTGAGATGTCGGTAGGAATGCCTAACCCGGCAAGTAAATACTGTATTAAACAGGGCGGGAAATTAATTCCGCAGAAAAATAAGGATGGCGGGGAATATGCTCTATGTCAGCTCCCCAATGGACAAACTATTGAAGAGTGGGAGCTATTCAGAAAAGATCATCACCAAAAATAAGATTTACTAAGAATCACATGCACAGCCAGGTGGCTTATGGCAGTCTTTAGAACGGGAGATGCATGAGTTTCCACAAGCCTTGCCCTTACTACAGTGTTTACAGCAGCTTGCCGAGAAACGCATACTGTTTGGTGTAATCAGATCACTAAAACTTCTAGGTACAACTTGAGAGCGTCCCTCATTCTGCTTTGGCTGTCTGATTTCTTCTTTCGCAACACTATAACCAGATACAAGCAGGGTAAGAGCTGCAAGTGAAACGGTAGATGCTTTTTTTAAGCTATTCATATTGTCCCTATGAAATTGTTCCTTTGTTTCTCGAATCTATCACACGTTTTTGAAGAGATATTAGATTAGTAATTTTTAAATTGATTAATAATATTGCTATATAACAGAAAAGTTTATTTCTCAAAGATCTTTTATTTGTTCAATGAATTGAACATAATGGCAGTAAAGCATTTTATAGTTTTTGAAATGTCAAAAGTGGATAAAAAGGGCAAAGCTGCCCAGCAAAGTCTTGATCTATTAGATCCGGCTGTTCAGCAAGAACAAGCTGGGGATCTCGATTTTGTTTTAAAAATCCATGATGGGCACTTATATGACCTAGAAATCTCCAGTGTTGCAAATTTACTATCTGCACTAGGTCAAATTGTTGGAGTTAAACAAGCTAGCTTCAATACAATTAAAGAAGGCTCTACGACTATTGCAGTTACAGTCCCAAGTGACTGTAAATCATTGGCTATGTCCAATGTAATGAAGGATACAGCGGCAAAGCACAGACAAATTGCTCGTATACAAAAAGAACTGGGGAAGTATGGTTTTCATCATGCTGAAATTTCATATGGTACTTTAAAAGAAGATGAACTTTACGAACCTAAAGAAATTCTATGTGTAGTACCAGAATTAGAAACTGAAGCAACTTTCACTCAAGAAGAGTCTCTAGATGGACGTTTAACTCGCCTTCAAAAAGGCCGGGATAAATCAGACCATATCACTATTATTTTAAATAATGGCGTAGAAGTTGCTGCGCAGTGTTCTAAGAAATTATTACAAGAATTACATCCATACTTTAATACGGATAAATCTTTAAGATTTGAAGGGGTAGCTACTTACTTATCGAAATCTAATTCTTATCAATTGACCCTTAAGAAGTACATCATCAATAAGTTTCATGTTATTGAGGAGGTTAGCTTAGAAGAGTGGATTGATGACTTTAGAGCAAAAGGTGCATCGAATTGGTCTACACATGATGACCCGATAGCTGAGTGGCTGAAGGAGCGACAAGATTGATCATCTTAGATACAAATGCCTTAATTACATTATTAATGAAAGACAAAGATCAGGCTGAATATAAGAATCTTGTTGCCTTCCTTAATCAAAGCAAGAATTTCTCTATGGCTTTGCCGATGCCAGTAATCTCTGAATTTATCGCGGGTGATGACAATGAAGCACGTTCTTTAAGTTTGCTTAAACCAACCTCTAAATTTAAAAATTTGGATTTTGATGCAAAAGCAGCGTTAAGTGCTGCCAAAGTTTATCGCGAATATCGCAATTTGCCGAAGAATAGAAAGTCTCAAGATCCACGTCAAAAAGTAAAGGTTGATATTCAAATTATTGGGATAGCACTCGCTAATAATGCTATAGCTATTATTACTCATGATCAGGGCCTCAAAACAGTTGTGAATGAACTTGGTTTATCATTGGCTATTTATGATTATATAGACAATAATTATTTTGAGAAGATGACAGGATTATTTTTGTCTGAGATTAAAATTTTACAGTAATAAGGTAATAAGAGTGTTTTAATGAAAACTTTAGAAATAAAAAGATTTTTAATATTAAATGCCATCACAGTTGAATATACTGATTTATTGGTTATTATTGGTCCTCAGGCCCAAGGTAAAAGTTTAGTATCGAAATTATTATACTTTTTCGAAGGGTTAGAAAAAGATGTATTTAGTAATGTGATTAATAATGGAACAAAGTTACAATTACAATCAAAATTAAGAGATAAATTTTTACAAATATTTAATATGGATAACCTTCAAAATAAAGATATTGATATTAAATTTACTTGTGAAAAATTTATTTGTAGTATTAATAAAAAAGCTAATAACTCAAAAATAAATATTGATTTTGATGAAGAGTTTTATAGCAATTTAAAATCTTTAAAACATATATTTAGAAGATGTAAAAAAATTAAAGATGATTTTAGCTTTCCTTCATTTTATGAGTTAATTGGTGAAGAGCAACATGATAGAGTCGATTTTGAAAGTATTGTAAATAGTTTTTCTAAATATTTAGTAACAAAAAGGTCAAAAGATTCAGAACCAGTTGATTTTGAAACAATTAAAGCTAAACTTAATAAGGCACTAGAGTTTGATAAGTTGTATATGAATCAGGAACGATCTGTTTATGTTCCTGCAGGTCGATCCTTTTTTGCAAACTTACAGAAATCAATCTTTAACTTTTTAACTAATAATTTACCTATTGATTTCTTTCTAAAAGAGTTTGGTGCGCGTTATGAACGTATGAAGTATGGCTGCACAGAGAACCAAGACGAATTTTTTTATACCGCTAAAGGGAAATCTAATTTTGAAAATACCTGTTTAACAATTCTTGGCGGAAATTATATTAGATTAAAAGACCGGGATTTTATTAAATCTAAAGATGGTGCATTAGTTAATCTTGAGTTTGCTTCTTCTGGACAGCAAGAAGCTTTACCGATGTTATTATCTGTAGCCTCAACATCAAAAAATAATACTTTAATTATTGAAGAACCTGAGGCACATTTATTTCCATCAGCACAAGCTGAAGTAATTAAGTTAATTGGTAAAACTTATAATTTAAATCAAGAACTTTCTAATTTTATTATTACTACTCATAGTCCTTATATTCTTATGAGTATTAATAATGCTATTCAAGCATATATAGCTAAATATGAGAATTTTGAAATTAAAAGTTCTTCTGCTAAAGAATGGATTGATGCGGCCATCAATACAAGTAATGTAGCAGCCTATATTTTAATAAATGGAAAAATTAAATCAATTATTGATGAAGAAACAGGTTTAATTAATGCGGATGAGATTGATTTAATTTCATCTAAGTTGAGCAGCGACTTTGAAGAGCTTCTGGGGTGAATTGTTATGAGCTGTAGTCTTTTTTTTGATGTTTGTACCCAAAAAGAAATCACAAAGCCTATATCTAATTGTAAAGTGTCAGAAGGCCGATCTACTTTTATTCTTTCCGCTAAAAGACCATTGATATTTGAGAAAGTTAAATTTGATAATTGTAAATGTGAAATTTCACAACCTAATGATGAAAGATGTGATTGGGTAATTGGACCAAAAGATCATGAAAAGTTGTATTTTGTTGAACTGAAAGGTGGAGATATTGTTAAGGCATTAGGGCAACTCGAAAGTGCTGTAAAAATTATTAAACCATCTAAAAAGTTTGAATGTCATATTGTAAAAAGTGGGGGCTCAGGAAGCGTCCCTAGTTTTAGTACTAAATTTCAAATTTTACAAAAAAAATTTAGAAGAATTAATGGAGAGATTTTTAGTCCCCACACTAATTTACATACTATTCATATTTAATAAAGCACCTCACGGTGCTTTTTTTAATCTCTAAAACTCTCACTTCTAGGAATAGAGTACCAATAACGAATCTTTTTCCCATCATTCAACGTTTCGATATTAATAAGCTCATATTCTGGATGGCTATAGAATAGTTTTGAGATCATTTGTTCAACACGTGCAGTACGCTCATGAAGTGATTCTTTTGGATAGTCTTCGATGCAGTTTATATCATTGAAGTAAATAGACCGACCAGAGTTGGCTTTGGAGTTTAATAAAGCTTGCTCCAAGATATTAACTATCTCACCATTCATGGTTCTATTATTTGATTTAGATCTTTCTTCTAAAATAGATTTCAACTCTTGTGATAACCGAATTTTGAGTTGTGCATCTTCAGTCATTTAAAAAACTCCATTTGCCGATAGAAAGTAATTTATCAGATTGACATGTGAACCACAATGGTTTAATTTCGGTTTAAATATGAACCAAAATATCTATAACCTCAAAATGAGGTTGTGCAATATTAAAAGGTTCAATGTAAAAAAGCCCCTACAACTTGGCGGAAGGAGGGGCTTTCTATCTAAACCCTGCAAGGAGATTAGACATGAACAGTCTATCATTTAATGACATTAGTTTTCATCCAGTTAATCAAAATGATGATCAAATTTGGATTACTTCATCTGAACTAGCACAAATGCTTGGCTATACACGTTCCGATAAAGTTACTCAGATTTTTAATCGTAGATCAGATGAATTTACTTGTAATATGACGAGAGTTATTGAAAACCCTCAGGTACCCAATTTGGGTATGCGAATTTTTTCACTACGTGGAGCACATTTAGTAGGAGTATTTGCCCGCACGCCAGTCGCCAAAGAATTTCGAAAATGGGTGCTAGACGTACTGGATAATGAAGTCCTGCAACAACAGATTGACACTCGAGTTAAAATTAATGCCCAGCAGCAGGCAACACTTAAGGAAATCGTGGACCGTCGCTGTGAGGGGAGTGTCAAACGCCGTACAGAACTCTGGAGCCGACATAACCAGCATTTCCGTATACCGCGCTATAGCGAACTTCTGGCTATCCACTTTCAGGATGCAGTTCATTATCTGGAAACCCTGACATTGCGTACCAAACCTGAAACCGAGGAAGTACATATGAATGTCAGGGCAATGGCCATTCATCTGGTATGGCTTGCCGGCTGGTGGCGCCAGTTTGGGCCGGCTATCCGCACTTTAGATCCTCAATTGGCAGGAACCATACACGATCATTTTATTGATGGAGCTTTTGTCGGATGGCTCTATATTGAAAAGGACAAGGTAGCGCAGCTCAGACAGCGTATAGATAACTATCCATGGCACATGAACTCGACAGATCGTTATAACCTGCTGAACCGGACTTAAAGACATAAAAAGTTAAGCTAAATAAAAAGCTCTCCAAGTGAGGGCACTCAAGTAATCGACATAATCAAACATAGACTTAGGGATACATTAATTATTCACAAGAGCAACAATCACAGTTTTTCCACTCTGTAATATGAATTATACTTATTGAGCAGATTGGCCGGCTCAAAATGAATTTTGAGTCGGTTTTTATGTTTTTAAAGTCTGTGGATAAGTCACTGAGAGCACCAAATCTACGCCAATAAATTATAAATATTTGATTTTTATATGGAGTTGATAAACAATGATTTTAGTGACTGGTGGTTTAGGCTTTATCGGCTCGCATGTAGTTTTAAACTTGCTAGCTCAAGGGCAAGAGGTCATTATTGTTGATAATCTGGCCAATGCTAATTTGCAAACTCTGGAAAGACTTGAATACATTTTTGGAATGTATGTGCCATTTGTAAAAATTGATGTACGTAATACGCCTGCCCTGAATAAAGTTTTTGAACAGTATTCAGTTGATGCTGTGATTCATGCTGCTGCATTCAAGTCTCTTGAAGAATCTAGATTAAAACCACTTGAATATTACAATGATAATGTCAGTTGTATTATGAGTCTGTTACGTTCAATGCAGCGCACAGGTGTCCGCTCTCTAGTACATTTATCTTCTTTGGCCGTATATGGTAAATCCGGTTTGGATCTCACAGAAGATGAGCCATTTAACTATACCTATCCAAATCCTTATGTTAAATCTCAACAGATGGTTGAAGAGATTATTTATGATACTTATAAAACAGATAATGAATGGAAAATAGCTATTTTAAGGCTGGGTAATGTGGCGGGAGCTTTTGAACACGGAGTTTTAGGTGAATATGTGACACCTTTACCAAAAAACATTATGCCGATGGCTATGCAGGCCGCAGCAATGCAACGGGAATATATTGAATTACAGCGTCATGCAAATACAGAGGATCAGACTGTAGAGCGAAGTTTTTTACATGTACTTGATGCATGTGATGCAATAATTTCTAGTTTGCTCTGGCTGCAAAATCAATATCATTGTTGTGAAGCATTTAATATTGCCGGAGAGAAAGTAGTTTCTATACAAGCTCTATTAGATCAGGTAGCGACTTATACTCAATCAGACATTCGTACCATCGATGCAACCCATAAACTCGATGAGCTTGAACAGTTAGGTGCTAATTTGAATAAAGCTAGAATTCAGCTTCAGTGGGGACCTAAACGCACCTTGAAACAGATGATTGAGGATGAGTGGCGTTTTTATCAGAATACACTACAAGGGCAATAATTAATTTAATAAAAATGATTATTATTTACATAAAGGTGATTATTGCTTAGCATAATAGATTACGAGCAGTTTTAAATGATTGAACCAATATATTCTTAATTCAGTACAAAGATAGAGGACGTTTATGCAAACTCGAATCGAACACGACACTATGGGTGAGGTTGAAGTCTCGAATGAAGCTTTATGGGGAGCTCAAACACAGCGCAGTTTGCAGAACTTTAAAATTGGACAGGAACGTCTGCCGCGTCCTATGATTCGTGCAATGGGGCTGGTTAAAAAGGCGGCAGCAATGACCAATGCCGAACTTGGCCAGATCACAGATGAAATTTCTGGTTATATCGTTGGTGCTGCTGAAGAGGTGATTGAAGGTAAATGGGATGCCCAGTTTCCGCTAGTTGTATGGCAAACTGGCTCAGGCACCCAGAGTAATATGAACTGTAATGAGGTAATTGCCAATATTGCCAACCAGAAATTGGGAAATGCTTTAGGTTCACAAAAGCCGGTTCATCCAAACGATCATGTAAATCGGGCCCAATCTACTAATGATTCATTTCCGACTGCAATTCATGTAGCAGCCAGTTTGCAAATTAATGAACTTCTTATACCGGCGGTCACCAGATTAAAAGATACCTTAGAACGAAAATCTGAAGAATTTAAAGATATTGTTAAGATTGGTCGTACCCATTTGCAGGATGCAACCCCCTTAACGTTAGGTCAAGAATTTAGTGGCTATGTATCACAGTTAGATCATGGATTAAAACGTCTGAATCAGGCTCTTGAAGGATTGTACGAATTGCCACTAGGGGGTACGGCAGTAGGAACAGGTTTAAATGCTCATCCCCAATATGCTGAAAAAGCTGCAACGCGACTGTCACAGTTCACCGGCTTGCCTTTTATCACAGCCCCTAACAAATTTGAGGCTTTGGCAGGCCGTGATGCAGCTGTATTTGCATCAGGTGCTTTAAAGACGCTTGCTACAAGCCTAAACAAGATTGCTAATGATATTCGCTGGCTGGCAAGTGGGCCACGTTGTGGCTTGGGAGAGTTATATATTCCTGAAAATGAACCGGGCTCAAGTATTATGCCTGGAAAAGTGAACCCGACCCAAAGTGAAGCTATGACTATGGTGGTTGCTCAGGTATTGGGCAATGACACTACAATTAATATTGCTGGAGCTTCAGGGAACTTTGAGTTAAATGTTTTTATGCCAGTGATTGCATTCAATTTATTACAATCAATCCAGCTTCTAGGTGATGCATGTAATAGTTTTAATGATAACTGTGCACTAGGTATAGAGCCAAATCGTGAAAAAATAGATTATTTCTTGCATAACTCGCTTATGCTTGTGACGGCTTTAAATCCAGTGATTGGATATGAAAATGCGGCCAAAGTAGCTAAAACAGCTTATAAACAAGGAAAGACACTAAAGCAGGTTGCTGTAGAACTTAATCTGGTCACTGAACAGCAATTTGATGAAGTGGTCAGACCGGAAAAAATGGTTTCACCAAATACTAAGTAATCCAGATAGGATTATTTTCTAGCCAATTAAACATCGGCAGTTTTTACAGGCGAATAAATTCGTCCAATAGGTATTAACTGCTAATGATGATTTTTTTGGATATATATTAATTTCCAAGAAAGATATAACAGCTATTTTTCATAATATTTATATGATTAATTTTACTTAAAAATTTGCTCAAATCGCTACTTGGGAACCTATATAAAATAAATGATTATGATCTGGCTTTGCTGGCTACTTTCCTGTTATTTTAGCCAATAAATAAGCTATAAGAATAAGAGCGGGCTTATTTTTTTATTCATATCAAAGGGAAGATCAATCCCAATATCTGCATCATTTCAGATAAGTTTATGCCTTGAAGTATATATTTCTGTCATTTTTTTGGTTGTATGGCCTGCGAGAGTTTGGACTAATTTTCCAGCTTTCTTATACAAGGGAATGGAAGTATAGGTATTTCATGAAAGCTTGGTAAGTGCCGACTACTTAATCCAAGATATACAATGACTTGCTTAATCGCTGTTAAAAATGTTCTTGATAGATATTGTGTCGTGTGAAGCAGAATTCTTGCTAGATTTAAGGCTTAAAATCCCCAACTTATGTTCGAAGCTTGATAACTCTGCTCAATGTTACCAGCAATTTCTACACTCAGATCATTACACCAATGCCTGTCTAGATGGTGTAAGCCGTACCAAGGGAAAGGGTGCGCATTGAATAGGCAAGCACACCAAAACTAAGAACCATAAAGAAAAGGGTAATAATGCTAGGGGTGAGTTTAATAAAAACTGCTGATAGCTTCATTGAATACACCCAGACAATCTCAGAGATACCTGCAAGAATCAGAATAACCCATGCCATAATCGCTAACTTTAAATAGTGATCAGCTCGTCCCGACAAGTGTAAACTGGTGCAGCTTAGTTTAAAATGCACCAGTAGAAGTCGTCTACTTTGAATATAATAAGTGGACCTTAAAGTAAAACTAATAAGAGAATAGTAAAAGGGGTATTGCTTACTCAATATATGCTTGAATAAAAATAATAAAAACACAGGACTAGTATGGATATAATAACAAGATAATTGAGTTTAGTTAGCCCTAATTTTACTGTTATCTATCCTCTTAACGAAAAGAAAGGTGAGGGTTATTTTTTCATCTAAATTTACTTTTAATTAAAACCGGATAGACACTGTGTCAAATGGCTATGTACAATCTGGGTTGTTGAGATTATTCATGCCACCATTGGATACTTATAATGCTAAGGATAGAACGTATTGATCCCCAATCGAAAGCGTGGCAGGATTTTATTGTATTGTGCTGTGAATATTTTCAGCGTCACTGGCCGACTGTCTACACTAATAATAGTGAAACCAAAATTCAAGAACTGATCTCATCCGATTTGAAGCAACGATTTAGGCAGGGAGATCGAGGATTTTTTATTATGTATCTCAACGATGAACCTGTTGCCATTGCTAATGCCTGGCTTGGCAAAGATGATGATATTATCCTAAATGTTGCAGAGTTTTATGTCCGTGATGAATACCATCGGCATGGTTTTGGAAAAGCGCTATGGCGGAATGTAATAAGTTGGGGGCAGAGTCTTGGCGCCGTTCTTGTCGAACTTGAAACCGATGAGCTTAAACCCGCAAATTTTTTCTGGAAATCTCTAGGACTTACTGTGACTCATACCGCTCCAAGGCTTCGCTATAGCTTGACCCTCGTTAATAAGTAATAGATTAATTATTAACTGTTTATTAGCTCTTAGTTACCTGTATTTGTAAAGCTGAGGTGGCATCCTCATAAATTACAGTTTATTCTATAATCCTTAAAATAGTGCTTATAAGTGTAAATAAAATAGATTTGGTTCAACGCTAGCTAGAAGATCAGCTAATTAACGAATAAGCGAGTCTGGTATTACTCGTTACAGATTACCTTATCTTTCTGAACATAATAGTTTAAGGCAATCTTCATATCTTGAAGGAGTTTAGGCTCAGTATACTCATTTGGTGAGAGCTTTAGTAAAGCCGGTATATACTCATTTTTATAAACAGCAGGGTAGTCTTTACAGATGATCTGGGTGCGCTGTTCCTGTGATGTATTAGGATGATCAAGCTGGTCCAGAAAGTCTGTGATTTTTTTATCTGCCTGATCAAATTCTGTTGTTACTGCAGGTTCATTCGAAGGCTCAGCAGCCATAGGCTGTTCTGGTTGTTTTTGACATGCAGTAATGGTTAAAGTGAAAAGAAGGATAAGGACTACTTCTGTTTTCATCGAGGTTTGTCTTTAATTAAAGCTTGCTAATTATAAATTTTAGTTTGTAAAAAAGAAACTTTAAAAAAATTTATTCTTTGATTTAAAATAAAAATATAGAATTGAATGTGTAAGCTTTTACTGAGATGATTTTTGGACCTCATATCCTGCATAATAAAATCAGAAATCATATGGATGCAAGAGGTGCGGGTTTCTTGAGTATGTTGCTAAGTATCTTTTTATTTAATTTTTCAGAATTCTATTTAAAAGAAAAACCTACCGTTGAAGGTGGAAAGTATTAAGAATATTCAACTTGCTAGAAATTTAGATAGAGGCTGAACCTTATTATAACCAGAAAAAATCATCTATTCTGATTTAGACTAATCATTCTCTAAATCATCAATAATCTTATTGAATGAAATATCACTATTAAGGTTTTTAGTCTCAATCATTTTCTGGATTGAGCATTCTTCTTATTTTATCCGCTTTAATATAATCAATAAATGTCGCATGGTGAGCAAAGTTGAAATCATATTTCTATCCTAAATGTCCTATAAGTTTAGGACTAACTTCAATAGATGAAAACTTTCTTTAAAAAACCACTCTTATAGAAGTTAAAATATCCTCTATAGCTTGAAGTCTTCTAGACCTATATTGGTAATTAATTAGTTTACTAAGAAGTTCAGTATACTCAATAACTTTAAAGTCGAGTTGTTTAATGGAGAATCCTGCCATTAGATAACCATTTTCAATAAATGTAGATTTGTGTGATTTACAGAAATATTTAATCTTATCTAGAGCATTAAACTTATCAAAATATAAAGATTCTTCAAAGAGGAAAAAATTAGAGAAAAAGTAAAGCCGCAACTCCCCCGCAAGCGGTTCTATTAGACCATTTGACCTGGTTTACAAATTGATATTTTTAGCAAAAAGTTGAAGCCAATTTTGCCATTTATCAAATTCTCTGCTAATTCATAAATATCAATACTTAACTCTTATAAAAAACTGACTTGTATTCCTTTTTTAGGAAAATCTAAGCAGCATTACTAGAGTACTGTGTCTAACACGCTCTCTTATTTAGTTATTTTCTATCCTAATATTCGTCATTCTCTATCATCCATCAGCTTTCTAAAGTCTGAGTCCGGAAACTCAATCACATGTAGGCACTTACCATATAGACGTAAATAATATTCGCGTACAGTAGGCTTATGGTACTTTTCCTGGTCTTCTGAGGCTTCGACCTCGGCTATGTACTTCATAAGCTCAAAAGCCACTTGTTCTTTTGCCGTATGGCAAATTTCAGATTTGGTGGTCATTCTTTTTATTCTCCATAAATATTGAAATAGTATAGCTTCACAATTAACAGGTTTTATTGACTATTTATATGTCGATTATAATTTTATTATGCCGAATATTTGAACATTTAACACCCGAAATTTAACTACCATCTTTATAGATGAGATTTGCCAAACCCCGCCAATCACCTTGAATTGTTGTTCTTCTATTTCCTCAGCAGTTAATAAAACTTCTAGTACTTCGTAATAGTATCCGAAACAATCCTGACTGCACTCATCGGCAGAGGTTGTAAAGCCCAACATGACTAAATTTGCGCACATTGATCATAAAAAGAGAATGATGTGAGATGTCTAGCTAATTAATAAACACTAGAGCGTAATACATGCAAGAGTAACCCCCCCAACTGAGGGCTTTTTATAAGTTCAATCATTGGCCAAATAACATTGAATTAGTTGGCATAATTGCTAAAATGCAAACTGCTTTTTAACACTGTTTTGCAATTATTTTGCTAAAGTTTTGCTGGGTAAAATTTAAGCCATTATAAAACAGTAACTTATTTGTGGAAATTTTTAATGCTCGATATTTATTTAACAGATGTTCAGAAACAAGTGCAATTTAAGGATTATCCAGGTGAACATCCAGTTAAATTTATTCTGAATTTTAAAAAGATCTTTCCTAGCGTGATGGAGCTGATTTTACCCGTTTTACCGGATGATGAAGATCTGGAAAAAATGACTTGGGAATCAACAACCCAGGATTTTGAACTATTCAAGAAACTTTTGAATGGCTGGGGAATCATTGAGCTGCGTTTAGGTGCTATTGCCAAATTTAAAGATAAAAAATTTGCAGATCAGTTAGTTAAAAAGACCCAAGCAAAACGTAAAGCTTTATCATTAGAGCATCCTGATTTATCAGATATAGATTTAGATTATCTATTTATGCATGAAATCCATGCTTTGATTGATGCCGAATTGGTAGAAGTGGGTGAAAAATTTTATTTACCTGTTTTACGTGATAGCTGGAAATCACTTGTTTCAGACCGGGTTTTAATGGCAAAGCTATAATTTAAAAATGATTGAGAAAGGATAGCAACAGCTATCCTTCTTATTTAAAGATAATTTATTCTTAAAATCAGAATAGAAAAATATTCTATAAGTTTACTGTTTTAAATGGTGCGCGTACCTTGCGATCATGCAGCAGATAATATAGGACAACACAAATAAGGGCCAGAAGACTACTTATAAAATATAACTGCGAGTAGTTTATATATTCCAGTAATTTTCCGAGTATATAAGGCCCAAATCCCAACCCTGCATCCAGAAAAATGAAAAAGGTTGAGGTAGCAAGCCCCATGCGGTCTAAACTGGTACTTTTAACAGCAATGGTCTGACACACTGACTGAATATTTCCAAAACCTAATCCTAGTAAAACCGCACAAATTA